AACCGGGGTGTCTAACAATTGATCAGCAGGATGCAGATATAATCGCAAATTTAAACGAAGGAATTCCACTAGAAGACAACAGTGTCGGAGTACTTAACGCCTCGCACATTATTGAACATCTTTACGACAAACAAAAAATTATGAGCGAAATTCATCGAGTATTAGCTCATGGCGGGTGGGCATTTATTCAAGTACCGAGCACAGACGGTAGAGGCGCCTGGCAAGACCCTACTCATGTAAGCTACTGGAATGAAAATAGTTTTTGGTATTATACTCGGGAAAATAAAGCAATGTATATTCGTAATAAAACGATACGCTTTCAGGAAGCTAAATTAAATACCTTTTGGTGGGATAATAATGTAGCTATTACGGACGCTTGGTTATTCGCGTTGAAGAACGGACCGCGAATTCCTGGTATAGTACAAATTTAATTAGGCCACTCTAATACTGGAAGCTCAGATGCAATGTCTTCATAGCCGGAAGGAATTGGTCTAGTACCTGAGAGTACTTCATCTAACAACTCATATAGTTTTGACCATGTTGCATCTCGAGCTTCCACTCCATACTGACCTTCGGTTCTAAATTTAAGATTTGGACTGTTTTGGTAAGAACAAAGGCTTAATATTCCTTCGTACAATCTTGTTTGAGCAAATGAATCTAACCTGTTTTGAGTTTCATCAGTAATCGAGTCTATTAAATTTTGTTTTCTTTCTGCGATTTCTTCCTGAGAGGCGTCAGAGATAACCCAAGTCTGAGCCCAGCTACCGTTTATAAACTGTGGGGTTCCTTCAGTACAGTTTTGAGTAATATAATCTATTTGTGGGCGAGGGGTAGCTTGTAACGGATAGACTCCAAACTCCTCCGCTAAGTTATTAGAAATGTTAACAGGAAAACTAACTTGCGGATTATCTTTTCGTAGTTGCGAGAGAGTATATTTTACAGGAATAGTATTTATAATTTTTATGTACATTTAAATTGCTCCGATTGGACTACTCTTCGCCCAAAATAGTTTTTTGTTATTCACAAATCTCAAATTGATTTACCCAGAAGTTTGAAAAGCAAAAATGGACGACCGGCAGAATAACGATTCATCTTGGTCGGCGACGATTAACGCGGTATCAGAGCTTATATTCGTTGCCGCTCCGACTTGCTGCACGTAAAACGTCGCGCATATTAATGAAGTGCCATTAATACCTTTTCCGGCGCTGCCGACGGTCCAGGGTGACGGCGCATCAAGATCCGAAACCGAAAAACCATCGGCAACCGATGTGGCCGCTTTAGTAGCAAAACAAATCACAAAAAGATTGCTTCCACTGCTAATTGTCAAGGCTGGAATTGGCATATCCTGCTGGGTCCCCGTGACTTCGGCCTCGGCGACTAGTATTGATTCGACCGTGGATATATTTAACAAGCCTCGAATAGCTACAGCCTGCGCTACGCTTTGCGCGATATTCCCAGTATAAGTAAGCGTCGGCATCGACCACTCCGAGTCTCGACGCCTTGCAAAGACAGAATGGCTAGTGGTCTCCTCTAACAGCTCCCAGTCAGTAGGCGTGTTCCACCTGTTCAGGCCGTTGCGGTTTGCGCAGTAAATGAACACAACATCACCTATGGCTGTCCCGTCTGGAAGCGATGGCGACAAGCTACTGCTCCCTCCTACCGCTGCGGAGGCACTGACGAATTCCGCTCGTACAGAAGACCCTCCTTTGAGGTATGTAGCCAGCATTAAGCGTTACCTACCCGAGCACCGTAGATCGTCGTGCTAACTTTCCATAATACAATGACAGTAACTCCAGTAGTTTCAAGGGTTGGAGCTACGCCGCCTCCTGTCTTCCAGACAACGGACAGAGAACTCCAGGTAATTGCATAGTCAGTACCATCGTCAATTAAAAGTGTAATTGATTGTCCAGCAGACCAATTAGCTTGTCCTGGTGTGCGGCTGGCTCCTAATGTCCATGTCTGAATAGAACCGTTTGTTGGGTCAAGATTTACTGTGGAGCCATCCGATATTGCAAAAACTGTTTCTGTGTAGTTGCCAAGAGTTTTAGCAGTAAGAGTTTGCGTATCTGTAGTGCCAACAATATCGCCGCTTGGAGCTGTTTTACTGGTGCCCCACGCTGTTCCTGTTGATATTGCAACCCCTGCCCCGGGATATATTGTCGGACCAGTATCGCCTTGAAAGCCTTGAGCACCAGTATCGCCTTGAGCGCCTGTAGCGCCCTGAGCACCAGTATCTCCTTGAGCGCCCGTAGCGCCCTGAGCGCCCGTAGCGCCCTGAGCGCCCGTGTCGCCTTGAGCACCAGTATCGCCTTGAGCTCCCGTAGCGCCCTGAGCACCAGTATCGCCTTGAGCGCCCGTGTCGCCTTGAGCGCCCGTAGCGCCTTGAGCGCCAGTATCGCCTTGAGCGCCTGTAGCGCCCTGAGCGCCCGTGTCGCCTTGAGCACCAGTATCGCCTTGAGCGCCAGTAGCGCCTTGAGCGCCCGTAGCGCCCTGAGCACCAGTATCGCCTTGAGCGCCAGTAGCGCCTTGAGCACCAGTATCGCCTTGAGCACCCGTAGCGCCTTGAGCTCCCGTAGCGCCTTGAGCTCCCGTAGCGCCCTGAGCACCTGTATCGCCTTGAGCACCTGTGTCGCCTTGAGCGCCCGTAGCGCCCTGAGCACCTGTAGCGCCCTGAGCACCAGTATCGCCTTGAGCGCCCGTAGCGCCCTGAGCACCAGTATCGCCTTGAGCACCCGAGTCGCCTTGAGCTCCAGTATCGCCTTGAGCACCCGAGTCGCCTTGAGCTCCAGTATCGCCTTGAGCACCGGTATCGCCTTGAGCCCCCGTAGCGCCCTGAGCGCCCGTAGCGCCCTGAGCACCTGTATCGCCTTGAGCGCCCGTAGCGCCCTGAGCACCAGTATCTCCCTGAGCGCCTTGAGCGCCTACGTCGCCTTGAGGGCCTTGAAGTTCCAATAATTCCCAGGCGCTGCCAGTCCACCCATAAAAAGATCCACTTTGATATTTTACTGCATCCTCTGTCAAAGTGCCAGTAATATATCCAGAGCCTACATCAGTATCAACACGAATTACAATTCCTAAAAATTGGCGAGCAGTATTTGAATCTGTAGGAGGAATATTGGTATAACCTCCAGTTGCACCTAAATATACCTTGTCTCCAGAAGAAAAACCTGCTGTATTGACGTTTTTAATTTCGCCAAGAACAAGCATTCGTCCTTCTTGCTCGTCAGTTAAGGGTTCATCTAAAACACCTATGGCAAATTTATCCGGATCGTCTGCTCTTGCAACACCAACCGTAACTGTATTTCCTGTTACTCCGATTTGATAGACTGGAGTTCCTTTGACTAAAGCGGTACCAGAAATATTTTTTACATTTTCATAAATTGTCTTAGCATTAACGCGATCAGTCCAAACTGTATCATAGTCAGTAGACGTATTTTTAACAATATACTCGCCCGGAAGACCTCCAGCAGGAAGGCCCGGACCAGCATCCCCTTGGGATCCCTGAACACCAGTATCGCCCTGAAAGCCTTGAGCGCCAGTATCTCCTTGAAATCCCTGTGAGCCTTGAGCACCTATATCGCCTTGGAAACCTTGAGCGCCTGTATCGCCTTGAAAGCCTTGAGCACCTGTATTGCCCTGAAAGCCTTGAGCGCCAGTGTCGCCTTGAAAACCCTGAGCGCCTGCGTCCCCTTGAGCACCCGTACTACCCTGGAAGCCTTGAGCGCCCGTATCGCCCGTATCGCCTTGAAAGCCTTGAGCACCTGTATTGCCCTGAAAGCCTTGAGCGCCAGTGTCGCCTTGAAAGCCTTGAGCGCCTGTATCGCCTTGAAAGCCTTGAGCGCCTGTGTCGCCTTGAGCGCCTTGCGCGCCAGTATCACCCTGAAAGCCTTGAGCGCCTATGTCGCCTTGAAATCCTTGAGCGCCAGTGTCGCCTTGAGCGCCCTGCCCGCCTGTGTCGCCTTGAAAGCCTTGAGCTCCAGTGTCGCCCTGCGCACCAGTATTGCCCTGAAAGCCTTGAGCGCCAGTGTCGCCTTGAAAGCCTTGAGCTCCAGTGTCGCCTTGAAAGCCTTGAGCGCCAGTATCACCCTGAAAGCCTTGAGCGCCAGTGTCGCCTTGAAAGCCTTGAGCGCCAGTATCACCCTGAAAACCCTGAGCGCCAGTGCCGCCCTGAAAGCCTTGCGCGCCAGTATCACCCTGAAAGCCTTGAGCGCCAGTGTCGCCTTGAAAGCCTTGAGCGCCAGTGTCGCCTTGAGCGCCCTGCCCGCCTGTGTCGCCTTGAAAGCCTTGAGCTCCAGTGTCGCCCTGCGCACCAGTATTGCCCTGAAAGCCTTGCGCGCCAGTATCACCCTGAAAGCCTTGAGCGCCAGTATCGCCTTGAAAACCCTGAGCGCCAGTGTCGCCTTGAAAGCCTTGAGCGCCAGTATCACCCTGAAAGCCTTGAGCGCCAGTGTCGCCTTGAAAGCCTTGAGCGCCAGTATCACCCTGAAAACCCTGAGCGCCAGTGCCGCCCTGAAAGCCTTGCGCGCCAGTATCACCCTGAAAGCCTTGAGCGCCAGTGTCGCCTTGAAAGCCTTGAGCGCCAGTGTCGCCTTGAGCGCCCTGCCCGCCTGTGTCGCCTTGAAAGCCTTGAGCTCCAGTGTCGCCCTGCGCACCAGTATTGCCCTGAAAGCCTTGCGCGCCAGTATCACCCTGAAAGCCTTGAGCGCCAGTGTCGCCCTGCGCACCAGTGTTGCCCTGAAAGCCTTGCGCGCCAGTATCCCCCTGAAAGCCTTGAGCGCCAGTATCGCCTTGAAAGCCTTGAAAGCCTTGAAAGCCTTGAGCGCCTGTGTCGCCTTGAAAGCCTTGAGCGCCTGTGTCGCCTTGAAAGCCTTGAGCGCCTGTGTCGCCTGTGTCGCCTTGAAAGCCTTGAGCGCCAGTATCGCCTTGAAAGCCTTGAAAGCCTTGAGCGCCTGTGTCGCCTTGAAAGCCTTGAGCGCCTGTGTCGCCTTGAAATCCTTGAGTACCAGTATCGCCTTGAAATCCTTGAGCACCTGTATCGCCCTGCGCACCAGTATCGCCTTGAAATCCTTGCGCGCCAGTATCCCCCTGAAAGCCTTGCGCGCCAGTATCGCCTTGAAAGCCTTGAGCTCCAGTGTCGCCCTGCGCGCCAGTATCACCCTGAAAGCCTTGAGCGCCAGTGTCGCCTTGAAATCCTTGAGCTCCAATATCACCCTGAAAGCCTTGAGCGCCGGTACCGCCTTGAAAGCCTTGAGCGCCTATATCGCCTTGAAAGCCTTGCGCGCCAGTATCACCCTGAAAGCCTTGAGCGCCTGTATCGCCTTGAGCGCCTACATCACCTTGAAATCCTTGAGTACCGATATCGCCTTGGAAGCCTTGAGCACCGATATCGCCTTGAAAGCCCTGAGCACCCGTATCGCCTTGAAATCCTTGAGCGCCTGTATCGCCTTGAAAGCCTTGAGCGCCAGTATCCCCTTGGAAGCCTTGAGCACCAGTATCGCCTTGAAAGCCTTGAGCACCGGTATCACCTTTGTCTCCAGTTCGAGCAAAAGTAATTAAAATGTCTTCATTTTGATCAAAAGTTGCTGAAGATCCACTTACATATGAACAAGTGACCTTAAAGTACCCAGAGTTTTCTGTAACTGCACTGATCGTAAACAAAGCAAAGTCCGAAGAATCAAATTTGTTTGAAACTCTAAAGTGGCCTTTGATAGTAGAAGTGGAGTCGTCGATAGTGCGTAAAAAAGGCTGAATATCTGTTGCATTGTCGTCAGTGTCATCAATATACATCTCAGAGGCGAGAGTAATATCAGATGCATTATTAAAGCGCAGTCTCCCCGTTCCAGGGTCTGCTTCAGTTATTCCAGTGTCAAAAGTGTAGTCAAACGTGGCGCCACCAAAGTTTCCGTCATTTCCTTGAGACCCGATATCGCCTTGAAATCCTTGAGCACCAGTGTCGCCCTGAAAGCCTTGAGCACCAGTATCGCCTTGGTATCCTTGAAAGCCTTGGGCACCTACATCGCCTTGAGCGCCTACATCGCCCTGAAAGCCTTGAGCACCAGTATCGCCTTGGAAGCCCTGAGCACCAGTATCGCCTTGGGAGCCTTGAGCACCTACGTCGCCTTGAGCTCCTGTATCACCTTGAGGGCCTGCGTCGCCTTGTGGGCCTGCATCGCCTTGAAAGCCTTGAGCTCCTACGTCGCCTTGAACTCCTATGTCACCTTGAGGGCCTGCATCTCCTTGCGGGCCTGTGTCGCCCTGAGCTCCTGTGTCACCTTGAGCGCCAGCATCACCCTGAGCGCCGGTAGGGCCAGCATCGCCTTGAAATCCTTGAGCACCTTGCGGGCCTTCGCCGACTGCAAGAGAAGTTTCAATAATTATAGGCTCAGTCGCTGGTACTACCTGAGTAACGTTTTCTTGAACGATAATTTCTAAGCGATTTTCACTCATTTATCTTGTCACTTCCGGCGTTATAGTAACGTCTCCTTGCACAAGTCGTGTGACCGTAGCATCGTTTGCAGTATAAATCTCAAGATCGTAGTAATATCTACCTGGAGTCACATTACTTGTATTTGCATTTGGCATGTGCACATGAATTTTACCATCTGTATTTGGTGACAGTATAGTGCACACAAAAGTTGCAACTAAAGGCGCTGAGACACTTTTTGAACTTCGCAAATGTGCACGTGCAGAGTACCCACTCAAACTTACAGGTGCTCCGCTCTGAACTAAACTAAGTTGCATTGAAAAGTCTGAGCCTTTGTCAATGATTATATTATGTGTGCCTGCTGCCATGATAGTACCTCCATTGTGAACTCATTATAACAAACACACACTTTTGTGTCAACTACTAATTTTTTTGTATGCTTTTTAAAAATGAGTTAGTTTAAATTACGAATTTGAAGGCTCTTGTGGCCAAATTACTTCTTCGAGAGAAGTTAGATTTGGATAAGTTTGAGGCAGATCTCGCAGTTCTTGGCGATACAATGCCCACTCTTGTTTTTTACTTTCTGTCAACGGAGCATCAGATAATTGAGTCCAGTCGGATCGAAATAGCCTGCCGTCTCGTTGTTCTCGCAAAAGTGAATATAATGTATTGGAGTCGAAAATCCAGTTTTCGGCTTCTAAATTCCAAAAATAATACTCGCCGGGTCGGGGCGGTTTTGTTTTCCATTCCCCATTTTTGCGATAGTTGTTGTGCAAAAATGTAGCTTGATCCAGATTAGAAGAAATTTCATAGGCGGTAAGATTATTTCCTAAATCTTGACCATCATAATAATCTGAGTCTCTTCCGGGTGAAAAGACGGAGACTATTTGTCCATCAGAACTTACAGATGCAAATTGTTTCATGATAACTCCTTTAAAATCATGTATTGAAAATCAGAAAATCTTGTGCCATATGTTGTGCCATATGGCGGGTCAAGATTTCTTGTAGCAGTATAACTGTCTATTCGTATTTGGCCATGAGTAGAATTAGCATATAAAAAAGTGTATGCTTGGACGTAATCGTAACCAGTAGGAGGGGTAAAAAGATTAAAGCTAAAAAGCAAAGTACCTGCCATACAACAATAATATTTATTAAAATCTGAGTATAATGTAGTTGAAGAGGGTAATACAATATTTAAAGTATTTGCTTTAGAACTATTAAAGACTCCTATTGTAACAATTTCAAAATTTCTTCCTATATTTGAGCTAAAAATAATATTAGCCGATTCATTACGAACAAGTAGCCCATAACTCGGCAAGATATCATCAGAAAAACTATCAAATCTACGAAGTACATTATACCTAGAGGCTGCACTCCAAGTAGCGCTCCCTCCTGCACCTGTTCTTACAGCTAACGTTGTATTAACTGTGGTAGAAGGCTGTGCAACTACTAAATCAGAATTTGAAGAGTTAGCGTAGCCTGGGTAAGCTGCCGCGCCGGCAACTACTGTAGGAGGATCTAATAAAGGAACTATGTTTACATAGTTAGTGTCAATTACAATTCTATCATTATCATTTAATATCTCAACTCCATAACTCATGATCGTATCACCCAATAAGCGATATTATCAAGCTGTCCAATAGTATTATTTTTAGCATTGAAATATCCAGAATGCAAATTGCAAGTAACAGTCGCAGGAATAAATGTACGGGGAGTAGCATTTATAAAAACTTCCCAAGAGTCATTATTTTGCATTCCTACTACTGTTATATCCACGTTCGCTCCAGAGGCTAAAGAAAAAATCCCATTTTGTACAAACCGCGGTACGCGACTCGTATAAGACAGCACAGTATTTCCGCTTGCGTTATAAATTTCTAGTCCGTATGCCATTATGTCAGTTTTCCTAATTTAACTCGTAGTACATCGCTGGAATCATAAATTCGAATAACGTCACTCGAAATTTCAAGACGCTCGCCTGAAAAAGCGCTTTTAACACTCAGCGCAGTATTTGAAATTCCGGTAATTGTCATGTTAGTAACGTTAATTGTTCCTGCATTTAAAATACCTACGTCTGCTTTAATTGAAGAAAGATTTGTTACATTTATTTTTGCTGCGGTTACTGCTCCTACGTTTATTTTATCTGCTGTAATTGCATTTACAGCAATTTTATTCGCCGTCACGGAGTCCGCAGCTAAATGAATTGTATTTACTGCCAAAGCAGCAATTTTACCTGCAATCACAGAATTTGCTGCAAGCTGAGCAGTATTTACTGACCCCGCCGCCAATGCTGGAGTAGTTACAGCATTTGCACCAATTTGAGTGCTCGTTATGGTCCCCGTCAGTTTTGTATTTGCAATAGACTGAATTTGAGCGTTCGTAATAAGTCCGCTAATATCTACGTTTGGAACCGATGCGGTCCAGCCTCCAGGAACAGTATAGCGATAAAGCTTATCGTCTGAAAGTAAAAATACAACTCTTCCTTCAAAAAGATCTGTGCTCGGAAGAGAAGATACGATTTGATAACCCCCTACGGCTTTTGCAACTGAAAAACGACTAGTATAAGTTTGACCTTGATAACTTGCATTAATTGTAAGCGTGCCAGTAAGAACAGTATTTGATAACGCTGTAACTGAGTAAGCCCCTTTAGTTCCCGCGGTATTTGAAACTGTACCAGTTAGTCCAGTTGACTGAGTGCGCGACCAAGAAGCACTTTCAGTAACTCGAGTAGATCCACTATAAAGTTCAGCTTGACCTGTTGCATCCGCATAGCCTGTTACGTAGCCATCTGCATAAGCAAATAAAGTCACTCCAGCTCGCGAAAGAAACATACTTACTGCCGGAGTTCCGTTGGCTCCATTAGCTCCATCAGCTCCTGGTGCACCTTCTCGAACTGCTGAAAAACTTTGTTGACGCGTATAAGTACTAAAATTACCAAATTTATCACGAACTCCAATCGTATAAACAATGCTTGCAGTATTCGCTGTTATATTACTAGCGTTACCGTAGCGACGAGTATCGTTTGTAACTATAGTAGTAATTGTAGTCGGAGTAGGATCAGGAGTTATATTCGTGTTACTTAATACGCTTACATTGAAGGTTGCATTTGAAGCGGCCGTAGCATTATAAGTTAAGGCTGTAGTTCCTTCCCAAACTCGAATGTCCGTACCTGAGCCTAAGTAGTTTCCCGAAAGTCCGTCATACTCCAAAGGAATACTATGATTTTCATTGCTTAATACAATTGTATGTCCTTCTCGACCTTCTCGCAATTTATAAACGCTAAACTTATCAAAAATAGAAGTTCCATCTAGCGTGGCAGTAAATTCAACTACTTCATTATTTTGTCCAAAATCTTCAATATATAAATAAACAGTATCTCCTGTTGTTACAATGGGGCTGGAAGGAGAGACACCTTCTCGTAAGTTTACAGAAGGAGATGAAGTCCAGTTTACTGTGTTTGTACTGTTTTGTTTTGATACAGTTAAAACAATGGACTGTCCGGCAGGCTTAAAAGCATTATTTGCGTCAAAAGTAAAAATTTGACGAGATCCAGCAATTCTTATTGTTACTGCATCTTCTCCAATTAATCCATCTTGTCCATACAAAAGTTTGTTGACTAAAACGGTATCGCTTAAATCAAGTGCTTTAGCAGTTACTTGAACAAATGAATTGTTTGTAATTGAACCAAAGCTATTTGCATTTAGCGTAGCGCTCGTGTTTGTTATAGCATCTAGATAAGTATTGCTAAGAAGATTGTCTTCCGAATCTCGAAGTTCCCACTCAGTAGCTGCAAGAATATTTTGCTTATTAACGGTAAAGTCAATTTGCTGAGGACCGATCAGTTCATTGTTTGCATAATAAGTAAAAGTTTGACCGTTCGACAATACGTCCAAAAACTGCGGTTCATCAATTGTAGTAGTTACATATTGAGCTTCCAGCGATGCGACTGTATTTTCATCTGTAACAATTTTTGCAAGTATTACGTCATTTCGATAGTTTACACGATAGGTGGGAACTTGAATTTGTTTGTTAGTAAAATTCTTAAGTATAATTTCTCGCGTGTACAATTCTGTATTACTTGTAATTTCTGTAACGACAGTATAAAACGAATTTGCAGAGTTGGAAGAATCATACAGTTTTATAAAGTTTCCAACTGCAAGATTTGATTCAAAAAAGGTGCTTGTGCCAGTAATTTTATTAGTAAACTGACTTGCACTGATCGTACCTGGAAGCGCTTCCATGCCATCATTTGCGGCATAAGCGTCTCTCCAGTACGAACTTGTAGCTCCGTAAGGGGAAGCAACATTGGTATCTTCGTAATGTGCTACTGCTTTGAGCGGATCTTCTGTATTGCTCGAATCCCACAATAAATAGTATTCAGAGTTTGCACTTAAATTAGCGAAGCTTTGCGCGCTCTGCGCGCTGGTTGCTGGCTCTATTGAGTATGTTCTGAAGTTAGGTGCAGTATAAGTGTAGAACGTATCGGTAATACTATAAGTATTATCCGTAAAGCGCGTAGCAGTATCTAAAGCCCCGCCCAGTTGCAGCCCATTAAGCTGAGCTCCGCCGAGAGAGGAGTCTGGTTCAAGAGTAAGAGTTCGACTGACCCAAGGAGAAAACTCTCCGATAGAATTTTTTACTCGAACACGAACTTCATAGGTTCCAGGAGCTACGCCAAAAACTCGTAAACTATTTCTATCTCCCGTAATTTCTTCTGTCACATACTCTTTTATTTGTGTAGAAGGAATATCAAAAAAGCTATATTCAATTTGATATGCCACAACATACGGGTAGGCTCGAGTAACGGAATTATTAGCGCTGTCTCTATAGGTCTCTTCAGGAGGTGTCCAAGAAATAAGAGCATAATAAGTACTGTCAACCTCTTCGAATTCTTCGTCCAGAACTGTACGAGTATACACAACATTTAAGTTTGTTACTGGAGGGACATCGTCCCCGGGGCGAGGCCCAGAGAATGGAGGCGCGGCAATTTTAACTTTAGCTTCAAGCTCTTCAAATTTTTCAGGAGCGTACAATGCTGCTACAATTGAATATGTGTGGTTCTCTTCTTCTTTAATATTTAAAATTCGATATTGTTTAGCGTTTCCAGCAGCATCAAGTGTTGCGTTTTCTATTGCCCAAATTACTTCGCTCGAAGGAGTAGAAGAAAAGGCAGATGACACAGTAATTGTATTTCCTGTATACGGCAAAGAATTATTGATAGTTTTAGTTTGAACATGACTATCCGCACTAAAAGATACCGCAACAGGATTATTACTAGCGTCTACTAAAAGAGCGGCCTCTTCGCTAGTATCAATTCCTGGAATTAAATCGCCTCGAGTATAAGTTGTTCCCCCAATTGTTGCTGAAGCTTGCTGTAAATAACATCCGGGGCCGTCAAAAATTAAATGCAGTTTATAAGTGCTTCCGGCAGTCAAAGTAACATTTCTATCAAGAGTAATAGAAGTTGCGCTCGCCGCAGACCGAACTCGTCCGCTAGCTTGAACTGCTTGTAAATGGTGATCTTGTACATTTATAATATCTCCAGGCAGTAAAAAGCTGGCATTTATGCCTGTGCCAAAAGAGATAAATTCCGTTTCAAGCTGCGAAGTCAATAAATTCCAGTTTGCAACTCGGTATGCTTGACTTTCGCTAGTACAGCCAAAAGCAATCGTATCCATAGGTACGACTCTTCCACGCTTAATAACGTCGGTATGATCGGTAACCGTTAATACGTCTTGTTGATAAAATTGATCAGGATTTGTCCAAGTTACGTTAATCTCATTATATCGAGCATTTCTTCCAGAGTACTCATAATTAAATATCCCATCAATTACATTACCTTGCGTAAAAGTATAAATTGCTTCTTTTGGACTATCCTGTACAGTGATTAAGCTACCTTGAGCCCAGTAAGTAAGCGCTCTAAAAGTACTAGCCAGGTCTCTCATTAGCTTATAAGCTTCTTCAGCTTGAAAAATATAAACGTTACACGTAAATCGCGGCTCTTGGCCGCCTTTTCCGTCGGGAACAAGCTCGTCGCAATATCTTGCAATTCTATACAATGAAAACTTATCTATAAGCGTAGGATCTATATATTTACCTAATCCATAACGATTGTTTGTTGCAAGATCGTAAAAAATCCACGCAGGATTATTGGTATACTTTGTAATAAAGGTTCCGTCCCACTGACCAATATATTTTGCAACGCTATCAGCGCTCTCTTCTCGAGTAATATAGTTACTAGGTACTTTAATCTTTAGCCCGCGAACATGATATGAGCGTGTTGGAAGATTAGAGAATCCTTCGGCAGGAAAGCTCATTGCTGCATAAGCACTTAATGGGTAACTAAATTTATCAACAATTTGAAGTTCAACATACTTCAATCGAGCAGAAAATATAAAAGTATTGTCTTTAGTAGGAAAATCGTCAGAAATATGAGGAGTTGTTCTGGTAACTAAAATAGAAAAATCTGTAAAAGGCTTAAATTTTTCTACAGAAAACTCAATGTCTTGCACAAAAGGTGAAGTAGACTCTCCAATTATTCCTCCTCTATTTTGTAAATAGCTAATCCAATCAAACCCTCGCACAGCATCGGGCCAGCCTGCTGAAGACGTTGGTCCAACAATTACAGCAGATTTTGAAACGCCGCCTTGAGTATATTGAAATTCAACGCGAATTCCCATAACAGTACGTTGAATTTTAGCCTTTTCCCCTGTATTTACATAAAGCCCCCCAGGAAATTCTATACCTATTTTTATCTTATCTACTTCTGAGGGATCTGTACCGACCCCAAGAGCTGCACTACTATAGGCCAGAGGGTTTGCGTCCCCACCGTACCCTAAGCCCCATTGTAGTTCTTCTCCAATGCTAGTCAAAAAACTTGCAGTAGGTAAACTATTTTTTTCTACTATGCTTTGCTCTCTTGATCCAGCTCTAAAGTCAAGAGTTACATTTTTAAAGTTCCAGCGATCGTCTACAGGAGCTTGAATAGTATTATTAGGAGTAATTGTAACAATTTGAAACTTAGTGCCAGAGCTTTGAGGAGCTTGAGCTACTGTTATAGAAGATGAGCTATTTACGGCAGTAACTACAGTAAGATGATCTAGCCCTCCTGATTTTCCAGAGCCTGTAGTTGAAATAGCAGGAGAAACTTCAGCGCTAGTGTCGCTTATACGTTTTACAATTGTACCAATATATTCACGCCCATTTGGACCTAAACCATCTACTCGAATTCTGCGAGTTGTTGCTAACCCCGCTCCGCTTGTGGAGCCTCCAATCATACTATTTTCAAAATAAGCACTTCCTGTATTCAGTACATTACTACCAGATGTCCCGGAAAAAGTAGAAGAACGTTTACCGCCCCTTTCTAAAATTATTAGTCTATTCAGAGTTCCAGAAAGACCGCCAGAAGCAGTTACCGTAGTACTACTGGCTGTAAAAGTTCCTGTAGTAGTGCCGATAGGACTAACCGAGGATGCAGAAGCTGTATCAGTAAGACGAGTACCATTTAAAAATACACTTTTAGCTCCTTCAACCAATCCGCTAATTTCGCCTTCTGAAATCAAATCATAGATAAGAGCATATTGAGCGTTATTATTAAACTGTATGGTACTCTGCGAGGTAGCACTAGTTGTATCAGGCTGATTTGGATTAGAGTTAATCTTATTATAATTTGGTATGCCGCCCATTTAGACCCCCTCTGGTGTAATACGAAGTAACGGAAGTACTTCCATTGGACTATTAAAACTTCCTTCAGAAACAAAAGGTGTCGGGCTGCCTCCAGTATATGTAGGCGTAGCGCCTGGAATTGAACTAGCAGAGCTATAAGCTACTCCGGTTGAGTTAATTTTTGCTTTTGTAAACGTGGAAGAAATTGGAGATCCGCCTACGATTAATTCACCATAAAGCAAAGGAACAGGCTGCCCCTGTTTGACGTTATTTACAGGGCCTGAAAATATTGCTCCACCAGCTTTTCCTTTATCTGGTTTAGGCATAAGAAGTTCATTTACTCCAGCCATGATTAAATTTAATCCTATACTACCAAGAGCCATCGCCGCAAAAGCCCCGGCACCAGTAGTGCCAAGAGTTACGGTAGCTGTAGCCAGTCCTCCAGCACCTATAGTTGTAGTAGTAACTGTGGAAAGAAACACTGGTAAATAGGGTACAAAAATTGCTGCTGTAATCAGTAAAGCTCCAACGAGAATTTTTCCCCAACCCCCAGAGCCCGCAGGAATCTCAGTAATATAAATATCTTCTGCATTTACATTCATGAATAGCTCTTCGCCCGTTCCTATTAGTTCTTCTCCTGTACGAACAGAAAAATTTGTGCCCTGCTCTACGATTTCTATAAGGTATTTTCTAAAATTTGTGGCTTGGCACTCGATAAGACGAAGACATTCTGAAACAGTGGTGCAGTTTACTGACCACTCCTCTCCGAACTGTTTTCCTAAATTTCCCATTAAATGAACTTTTCGTATCATGAATAAATTTCCACATTCCAATCTCGTAATGAGATTATTATAAAAGGTATTTTAAATCGAGCCTGCTGTACTCTATCAAATTCGCTTAAATTTGCTCCGCTTCTTGGATGACTATGAACAATTGCTGAAGGGCTGCCTAATAACTGAAATTTAATCCAATCTAAATCGTTCATTACAAAATCATTGTTAGGAGTTTCTGCCACATTTTTAGCTTTGTACCATTTTGAATTTAAAGTCACTCCACAGATTTCTTTCGGGTACTCTCTGCAACAATCAAAGACTAAATTAGTTATATGATCTGGAGCCAGGAAATCCTCCAAACGGGAGTATAATTTCTTGATTATAGTCGGTGCTTGGAACAGGCTGTCCACTAGAAGTTGCTGGTCTGTATTGAAATCTTCGAGTACAAGAAAAAAGTCTTTTTCCACAAACGTCTCCTAATTCCCAAAATTTATTATAAGCAGGAGTTGATCCTTCCGACGTACTACCTTGTGTTGCATAAATTTTTTTAAATAGTCGAGTACCGCCGTCATAGTTATAAGTAACATAACTATTATAGCTAGGATCGGTAAATACTGTATAAGTACCAGATGAGCTATAAGATGAATATACTCGAACACGTCGCCAGGCTGGGTTTGTGTCACTTGGAGTACCTGGTGAAGCTTTAACCATTTGCCAATAATTTTTACCCGTAACTCCAGTTGTAAAAGTTCGATCTTTGTTAATTCGAGTTAGCCCATCTTGGTCAGTAGAATAAATAGAATTAACACTTCCCGAACCCGCCCAAGCTCCTACAACCGCGGCAATTGGAACTACAGGTTCATCGTTTGAGTTCACATAGTTTGTGTAATCGCTTCCTCCGGGTATACTAATTGAGCTAAAACGATTCCAAGTACATCCCCCCACTTTTTGACTTTCACTTAACCCAGAGGAGGCTCCTTGATATTGCCAACTACAACCGCCACCAATAATGGTTCGAGCTGGAAGCTTGATTCCTTCAATATCAAAGGGCGAAGCAAGCTCAATTGAAACACTTAAAATTGAAGTACTTGCAATACGATCAACATAAAAAATGTCTTTGGGAAGCTCCACAGCAGGACTGGAGGTTAGATAGGCGGAAAGAGTACGGCGTCGAGTAAATTTTCGACCAAGCAGATCTTCATAAGTATACCCAGCTCCTAATGCGTCTTTAAATACTGTAAGTACATTTCCGATTATAAGAGTAGGCCTGGACCCAGGCCCATCGGAAGTAATGTCTACCCCATCAAATTGAACAGGGATACACTCATAAGTATTTCCATCAAAAGTAATATTTTGACTAGTATTTGCATTTTTTCCATCGTGAAAGTACCAAGTAGTTACTCCATCTGGCATTTCCAATTCGTATAATACAATTAAAGAGGAGCCAGGATTTTGTTTTTGTAAATCGCGTACTATATCTGTCATGGTTCGTAAACTCGTCTAAAAGTTGCTTCAAGAGTATAAAACTCATCATATTCATAGGTTGTAGAAAAATCTGCACAAACAACTTTAATTGTGCTCTCGTTATTTGTAGAGTTTGTATTTGGCACTGTAAAGTTAAAGCTATTAGCACCTTTTGTGCCCTCAAGAAAAGTTACAATATCATCTATTTCGGCTTTTGGCCGCGTTCGGAATGTAACTCCATATTCTTGATTCAAGGTATTGATACCTAAAGGGAGGCGCTGCTCGTACCCATCTCCAAAGGAAGCAAGCAGAACTCTAGCAGTGCTTCGCTTTTGCATCGTACGATCGGGAATTCGATTTGCAACTCCATCATTAAATCCTATTGCCATAATTTTACTTAGTACGGGCTTAATAAACCGCCAGGACGTTTTTGTCTCTTAATTTCTTGTTGAACAACTGCCGAGAGCGCTTGAGCCATCGCAACTCCCCGGTCTCCTTGACCTTGACTGTTAGTTTGAGCTTGACCGGAAGAGTTAACATTAACATTAATTCCTACAGTTGTTCGATCCCCTCCGGCTCCTTGCATAATTACTGGAATAGATCTTCCGTCGGGCAAAGGTACAATTGCTTCATTATACTTTCCTTCGCCAACCAGCCCAAGAGTAGGCTCTTTTACCATTCCACCGTTTGCATATGAACGAAAACCGCCCGGGAATACAGCTCCATTTGCTGCAAAAAAGGAAGTTCCTACGCCTTGCATAAATCCACCAAATCCGGCAGTAGCGGCAGAAATAATTCCACCTACAATTGCATTTCTCCAAGATCCGGGGTCCCCTCCTCCGAGCTTACTCATGGCAAAAGCTCCGAGAACTCCGGTCAAGCCCCCTACCATGCCTTTAAGCCAGTCAGCCTCAGGATTAAATATACTCCCTAACTTATCTAAAAATGGAGTATCCTCTTTAGCAAAAGTTTCTTTAACGTTTTTACTCCAGTTTCTTAAATCATCTCCCAAGCCTTGAAATTTTTTACTAAGAGTTTTAGGCCCCGCCTCTGGTTGAGCAGTTCCTGCTAGCCCTCCTTCTAAAGTGAAGCCAGGCGGTACAGCATTTGCATCTACAAGAGGGACCCCACTAATTGCCCCGGCTGGAAGAGCTCCTCTAATACTATTTGCGTGCGCTTCAAATACTGGAATAAGTGCATCAGTATGAATTTTTGCTTGCGCTTCCGCAATTACTTTAGCGCGCTCTAATGCTTTTTGCTCTTCAGATATAGGACCCATTCCGAGTATATTCATTGCACTATCAGAAAGCATTTTTGCCATCTGATCTGCAACAGCATTTCCTACGCCCTGAAGAATAGTTAAAAAGCTTTTTTCTACATCGACCAATCCGCCTTTTAAAAAGTTTGCAAATTCTTGAGTCAGCCCTTCTCCGAGGGCACTTTTTGCGGCCTCTCCAATTTTGTATACAACGCTTACCTGCTCTTTTAAAACTTCAAGAGATGCTTTTGAAAGAGCATAAGATTCTGCATTCTTTTCTAAAAGGCTTTGTTCGGCCTGAATTTCTTTGAGTAATTGCTGTTGCTTTTTGCCATCTGCTTCCATTTCTAAAGCACTGGTTAAATCTAACATACGCAATTTTCGAGCATTAATTTCTTCAGCAATTTGATTAGTTTCATTTGTAGCGCTCGCAACAGCAAGACTTTCACGTGCTGCGTCGGCATAAGATCCTGCGGATAAACTTAAAAACTTTTCTTGAATTTGTCTTTCTTGATTCAGCTTATTGTATTTTTCTGCGATAAGTAAAAGTTGTTCTTCATATCTCAATTTATCAAGCGCTTTTTGTTTCGCTTCGTCAGCAAGTTCTAAAGTATTTGTTTCTATATCAAGAATAGCCTGTTGTACGCTTTGTAAGTTACCTTGGGCAGATAAAAGCTTAAATACTTCTGCATTTCTTTCTCTAGTTAGTTCTACAGTACGCTCCGATAACACTTTTTCTTGCTCTGCAATATAAAGTTGTTGTCGAACTCGCTCCGAACCTTCTGCGGTACTGGCAATTTCGCGCAGCGGCGCGAGGCGTTGCTCGCTTTCGCGAGTTGCATTCTCTATTTTTTGTTTATATATGTCAAAAACTTCGTTAACTTGCGATTTTAATGTTTCATTATCAAAAAGTTTTAAACTAAGTCCTTTATTCTTTATTTCTGTATCAAGGGCATCAACAAAAAGTGCAGCGCTATCTATAGCTGCGCCTTCGAAGGCACCCTGTAAGCCTGCTTTTGGCATTATTAATGGTCTAAAAGGTATTGGTACATCCGTAATCTCGTCTTCGGGGACTGGTTGATTAGGTTGTTGTCTTGCCCCTATTCTTTTGAGAACGTCAGCAAAGACAGCGTTTTCTTCTCCTAAGTCTTTTAAAGACTTTCCTGTCATTGCTTCAGCAATAGCTCTAGCATGATAATCTGCTGAGCTTTCAATAGCCTCCCCGACTAACTCAGCTTGAGTTTTTCCTGCTTCTGTTATAGACTCACCGATTGGGGTAGCTAAGGCTTCAGGCTTAATATTAAGCCCTGCTGCACGAAGCTCTTTCAATTTTGAATTTAAGCGCTCTATTTCTAATTCTTCTTCTCTTTTCCGAAGAGCAATAGCAGCTCTTTCTTGTTTAGCTCTTAATCTTATAAGCTCTTCCGAGCTTCCTTGAATTAAGCCAAGCTGTTTCTCGTTAATATTAAGTTGAATTTTTTCCTTCGACAGAAGTTTTTGTCTTTCATAAAGATCTTTAACTACTTTTATTACTTCTTTGTAAGCGTTCTTAACTTGTTCCAATTGTTGGTAAGTCTTAATATTAACGTTAGTCGGAAGAGCTGCTACAGTATCATTATAATTTTTGGCAATATTAGACAGTTCTAAGTAAGATTGCTGAATTTCAGTTAAGTTTATAGAACCCCGTATTCTATCATTGTAAGTTTTTATAGATTGCTGTAAAGAAGAAAAAGCTGCGGAAGCATCCCTCCATTTCTGAGCAGCCGCTATAACTTCGGTTGTCGCCGATTTTGTATCTCTAGCGAGACGAGAGAGCCCTGCACTAAGAGCAAAAACGTCTTTTTTACCTTCTTTGAACTGCTCTGACAGTTTATTTGATTCTACGGCAGCATCACTGAGAATTGCAGCCTGCTCTTTTAATCTAGGATCGAGCTTGGCAAATGCAGCTAATGAAGCATAAGTTTCTGTAGTCAGATTAGCTATAGCATTTGCTTCCTTTTCAGAAAAAGACTCTAAAGCTTTAAGCTCTTCTTGTTTCTTTCTATACTTTTCTAGGCTAGCTATGCTACTATTTGTAGCATCTTCTAAATTTGATTGAGCTTTTTGTCTATTTGCGGCAACTTCTCTTTCTACGCTCGAAGTCTCTAGAAGAGTAGAAGTAAAAAATCTTTGTTTAGCATCTAATTTACCAAGGGAACTTATAAGACTATCAATCGGAAGGGAGGTTGCGGCATTTCCAAAAAACTCTATTTGGCCGGAGACTCCTTTAATGTTAAACGAGTCCGCCTTTTCTTGCATTTTTTCAAAATCTTGAACTAGTGTTTTTGTCTCGTCACTTAAAGAAGTAAGCCTCTCTGACAACGGCGTTAACCCGTCAGTTTTTACAGGCTTATTAAGATAGTTATATATTGCTACAATACCCTGATAAAGAAGAGTGCCTAAAGTTATAGCAAGGCCAACCCAGCCTAAAAAGCTTAATAGTGCCATGCCAAAAGTAGCAGCAGCACGGGCGCCAGTTGAAAGTGCTGCTGCTACGCCATTGATAGCTAGTCGAAGTCTTGTGTAGCCTATCGTGCCCGCATTAATTAATCTTTGTTGGTTTATTTCCAATCGAGTCTGCTGCCCCATCATAAGTGTAGTGGCGTTTTGCATAGCAAGTAATTGTGCGCGTGTCATGCCTACAAATTGAGTTCTCATACGAGTAACAGTTGTGGCATTGCTTTGTTCTAAAAGTTTTAATTCTTTATCTACACTAGCTCTAAATTTTTTAAAAGCTGCTGAATTTGGATCAAGTTGTCCAGTTGCAAGTTTTTGCATTGTTTTAGAAATTGGCGTTTGTATGCCTTGAGCGGCTCGAGCTGCTCTAGTTTCCGCATTAATATCACCAATTGCCGCTTGTGCGCCTTGTGCTTCTCTGCCCGCCATTCGGCTCAAAACTCGCTGAGAGGCTCGAGTTTCTTCTAATGATTTATTAAACCTTGTTTGTTTCTCTGCCATTCGATCCGCGGCGGCGGCATAATTTTCTTCTACCTCTCGAATACTCGGAAGAAGTTGTTTTAGTACTCCTCCCGCCAAAAGGCCAAAAGTTGTAATAGTCGCAGCAAGATTTTCAGTTAAAGCTCCCGCAGCAAACTCGCTTACAGCACTGATAACAGGCTTTAGTTTATTTGCGACTTCGCCTAAAGCGACGCCAAGTTGTCGTATTTTATTTGAAGAGCCGTCGAGTGTATCACCAAGCGCTCCAAATTTTTCCTCTCCTTGACCAACTGTATTTAAAAATACGGCTTGAGTTCTTTCATACGAAGTTAAAGAGGATGCGCTCTTGCCTACAGAAAGAGCATATTCTTCTGTAGCGTCTTTTAATCGAAGTACAATACCTAATTCGTCCAACAGTTCTGGTTCGGCTTTTGTAATACCTCGAACAAGTCGATTAAAAGTATCCGTTAAATCACGGCCTAGCGTCTTCGAAATTGTATCAGCAAGTTCTGCTAAGCGAGTAACTTGATCTGCGCCAAGCCCTGCTGCTGTACTGATGGCTGCCGATTGAGCAGCTTCTTGATATGCTAACTGAGCATTTGTAGCTTTTTGAATAGATTTGGTAATCGAAGTATAAGCAAGACCAGTAGTAGCTGTTAAAGCTTTTTGACCTTCCAAAAGAATACGAAAATCTGCCGCATTTAATAAAAATTGATACGCAGCAGATAAAGCAAAAACTTGAGCGGCAACGGTAGCATAGGCAGCGACAAGTCCACCCATGCCTTGTGACATTTTAGAAAAGTTTTTTGTGGCGTTAGATGAAGCATTAGCCGCACCTTTAATATTACGATCGGCTTGGGCAGCTCCTTCTGCTGCTTGATTTAAACCACCTCCAGCACGCCGAGCCTCGAGACCAACTCTATCAAAAGAGCCTCCAGACCTTGCTTCTACATCAACAGTGATTATATTTCTTGCCATTACTGTGCTCTAGCTTTTGCAGCTCTTTCAGAAGATTTTCGCTTCTGAGAAATTCTATCATTTATCGCATCTATCGAAGTTATTTCTATAATCTTTATAAGCTGAAAAATAAATCTTCTGTCTTCAATTTCAAATAAATCAAAAATAGTAGAAAGAGAAGACCAGTCTTTGCCCATAAAAGCTCCGGAAGCTCCGTCCCAACGATCTGGCAAATAACTATAAATAAAAAATGCCACTTGAGCCTCCGCGGGAAAATCAGCGTCGGTCAGTGGCATTTTGTCAGGATCAGGCAGGCGACCTAGCTGTTCACATATAGCTAGGTAACTCTCTATTGATATGTCAGATTCTTGCTTTATGCGTCGTCGAATAAGTTTACTTACTTCTTCGACTTGGCTTTCGAAAAATTTGCAAGTTCACCCACAGTTTCCACAACCCAAGTATCAAAGTCTGAGCTGTTTTTCATCAGAGTGATTGCGTTGTCTTGAGTGTAGACAAGCTCTTTCATATCTGCCGGAAGCGACGATGTATCCACTAACAGAAGCTCTTCTAAGTAAGATACTTTGAGACCCTTCCAACCTTTGATTACAGCCTGAGTATACTCTACAGCGAACTTGTCCTCGTCCAGCTCTTCTTCAGGCTGACGAGTACGGCGATTAAATTTTGTAGTCACACAACGCTTACGCAGTTTTAACATTTCGTCCCGAGACAAAAAACAAAGGTCTACAAAAAAGCCGGGAAATCCAGGATATTCAAAACTTACTGTTTTGCTTGGCGTTAAAAGCGTAGATAAAGAAATTGAATCTGTCATAATATATTCCAAAAAATTTTTATTGTTATGTAAAATAGAGGGAGAAAATTCTCCCTCTATTTGTTACCTATTATAAGTTAATACTACCTAAAAGTCAACTACTTTTTTTAAGCAGGTACAACTCCATAGTAACGAACCGACATTTCGTTTGTATTCGAAATATCTGTGGGCAGTCCCATAAAGTTTACCTCAACACCGATCACATCTTCAATATTATGCGTCGGAATTTCGAGGTGAGTTGTGGGAATATTAAACTCAACTTTGGGAGCGGTTGCTCCACCAATCGAAAACAATACAGCAAATTCGTTACGAGCAGCGCTAGTATTTGCAGCCATGTCCCGTAACAATGCACCAGAGCTGTTTGCACTTGTGTCGTCGTCAAGATAAGCTGTAAAAGTTCCCGAAACGCTGCGAGTTCCAGTTACATGACCAAGAGGAATATTTACTTTTCCAAGCTCTTCTGGGGTCAAATAAGTAATGTTGTTTTCAATGGTAATCGAACCACCTGTCAAAATGATATTGTAATACTTATTATTAACACCGTCACCACCAAAGTTTGTCATCTTCGTGCCAACGTTTGCAGTAGTAAGTCGATTACGAATAAATGTATTTGTAGAGTTTACTGCTTCTGTAATGCTATTTGCAGTTCCAGACAAGAACGGAGCAGAGTTTGCATGAGTAATTTGCTTTGCAAATCCAGCCCACTGCAACTGTGCAATTCCTTCAATATCAAAGTCAATAGTTACGCTGTTAACACAAGCATCCACTAACCGATAAACAGTGTCCGGAGACCCCGTACCCGTCGAAGACATTGCAAAGTACATTTCAAATGTACGCAATGCGGTCTTGTTCGACTTTGCAAAGTCAATACTCATAAGGCTAGTATTCGACCATACACCAGTCGTTGTGCTGCCCCAGTTATTGCCGGCTGCCCGAGTGCTGCCTGTATTCGAAGTGTAAGTCTCTCCAGCTCCCATGACCATATAAGCCCAGAGAGGCTCTTCTACAGCGTGCACATACCCCGCGACGTTGTCTACAAATCCACCGACGGAGGCTGTGCGGCCGCCTACGCTCTTAAAGGGACGAACATAGGTTGTTAAACTCCATTCTACAGGAGCCAACGCTGTGTTAAACGCGAGCTTACCGCGACGCGTGTTATTATTGGAATCAGCTGCTTCGGACAGTGTAATTTCGATACTTTCTGTACCTTGACTAAACGCAAACCCGTCTAATACAGGCAGTTCCCACCATACGGGGGTGGCATTCGTCAGAGTGCTGTCCACATCTCTGATATAAACTTTAGTATTTCTACTAAGTTGTAATTTTTCCGCCATTTTTTTCTCCGAACTGATTTCTCAGCATTGAGCTTACTAGTAAGCTCAAAATTAATATCGTACTTCGCACAATATTTCGCCAATTCCTAAAGGAGCCATTACTCCTTCGTCGGTATCTAAGCTTAATATTGTGATCATTTGCGTATAGCCTACCTTGCCTGATCTTGTAGTATACATTAGTCTACTGTTTTCTTCGAGGCAGGTTTCCACATCTTCCATTAAGGCTTCTAGAGCGCTTACTGGATCTTCTTCATTTACATAACAAGTAATTTTTACATTTAAAAAACGATCTTTGTACCCGCCACCTTGATATTCTCGAGTCTCTGCTCCGGCGTTTACACAAATTGAAGGAAATTCTTCTATTTCATCCCAGTACTTAAGGCGAGGATGTACGTTTCCACCAACGTCTGTTACATAAACCCCGTCGCCATTAATAAGAGCAAGCTTATCTACAATTGCTCCTACAATAGCAAGCCTTCGGGTTGTGTACAGTCTTGCTTCGGTCATTAAACTCTCCGTGTGTAAAGTCTACCTGTCAAAAGCTCCACAGCAATTTCACGAATAGACCGATCAATTAGTTTTCTTGGGTCACGATCTGGCGTTGCCCATGGAGCTCTTCCTGCTCCCATTTCAAATACTTGATAAGGATCTCGTTGGTAAGTATATTCAATGCTAGGGAATCCACCTTTAGTTTTTAGTACATTAAGCGCTTTTACGCTTTGAGCAAAGCGGCCTGTTTGATATTGTAGCCCTGGTAAGTCCATATTTTTAGCTACAGTATCCGGTAATCTAGAATTAATATACGCTAGCATCTCTAGAGCGCTTGGTCCTTGTACTTCGGGCATTGCTTTTTTCTCCGGTAAAGAAATGCCAGAAGGGCCCATGCGCGCGCTTTTATTAGCCTTTATTTTAGACGGTACTTTTACAACTTTCTTTGCTTTTGTAGTTGTATTTTTTATTTTTGTATTTCTAAACTTTTTTTTTATTTTGGGAGTATCTGCTATCGCTTCGTCAATAAGAGCAGTAACTTTTTTACTTGTTAATTCTTCGACTGTATCTGAGGCCCCTAGAGTTTGTCTATGCTTAATTTGCTCGCTAATAATTCTTTTTAATTCTTCGACTAAAATTCTTTTTCTTGCCGCGATTTCTTCTCTTCCCTCTTTCTTGTTTCTTTTTTCCGACTTCCATTCTAACTTTAATTCTAGGTCTTTTTCTATAGTTCCTTTGTTACCTTTGGTTTGATTTATTACAGTTAAAATAAACTCGTCAAAAATAATTTTAGCTTCGGGGGAGGAAAATTGTTTTATTTTACCTATTAAATTTGTTGCTTTTTTCTTGCTGCCCGCCGCCTTAAGTATAACGTCTGCCATTCGTATATCGGAGACAGTGGTTAAGTGCTCAATATTAAAAAACTGAGACTCTTCTCCTTCTGGACCAGTAGGTAAAGAAACTCCGGCAATTCTTACTCTTTGTATTATCGTTGCTTTAACAGGCTTTAAAATTTCTGTTAAAGCTCTAAAAGTATTAGTACCACTTTTATTAGATAAAAATATTTTTCCTGCCGCTACTTCTTTTGCTCTTTCTGCTTTATCTTTGACTAGAGTCGGACTGTTGCTTTTTGTAAATGCATTTTTTAAGTTTACTACAGCTTCTCTGGCAATAAGGCTTACTATACCGTTTCGTAGCTTTTGTCCTTGTCCTATCAATTCTAATTCATCTTTGATTTCTTTTTCTACCTGAGCTACGCTGAATTGAAAACATAAGTTATTATAATCTATAATTTTTCTAAAATTTTCAGATAAACCAGTTTCTAACTCTGTTAATAACCTATTTAACCTTGTTTTGCTCATGTTCTATACATATCCAAAACTCTTTTGATGTAATCAGGAAAACTGCCATCATTAGCGTTTTTTGCATAAGAAATTGTTGCAGCTCCAAGGCTGCGACGTTCTTTTCTTTCGTCCTTTAGATAATAAGTAATGAGATCAACTACAGCAAGCTTTAAATCTTCCGGCGTATTTTCATAGCCGTTTGTGTAAATAACTTTAACAGCTCCAACACCTTTCTTCCAATCTGAGTACCGACCCGATCCATCAGTACGAAATACGCTGTCAGAAATGTGGTCGATCCAATAATCTGTATTTGCGTCCAACAATTGATATTCAGAAGTTTGGCTTTCTCGCTCATAAACTTGCGATACAGTAACAATTGGGCTATACTTTAACTGAACAGTGTAAGTATCCCACTGAATATCAAAATACTCCGTATACGGAGTGGAGTAGTAATCTAATATCGTATTATCACAGTAGTTTTTTACAAGCTGACTAATGCTGGGAATAAGTACATAAAGTTTTTCATCATCCTTTACGCCTGTAATTCCCATCAAAGTTTTATAATCTTCTATAGTAATAAGATTTGCGCTCATATAATCAACTTGTAAAAAACTTGATATGGAAATCAGATTAATAAAGAAGGAGAGGGAAACCCCTCTCCTTCCTAGTATCGCCTAAGTTCTTACGAACCAGGGTACTGAAGTGCCCACTTAGACGTAGCTCCGTCGATAATATCAATAAAGCCAAGACGCTGCGATGCAACCAGCACACGACGCTGATTCTCAACATCGTAATCCGATTCAATCGTAACTCCACGCAGACGCGGAACAACGAAGTTACGCGGATAGACTGCGATAGCGGCATACTTTCCAGCAGCCGGAGTTGCGAACTCATCGCAGAGCAGAACACGGCTGCCATAGATCTGACCAACTTGACCATTGATCTTCGTAGCCAGATTTCCAACCAGGTTCATGTCCTGGAACTCAGCATCTTCGAGCAGTTCGAAGTAGGTACGCTGGTTAACGATGTAAACAACGTCTTCCGGACGAACGCCATACTTGCCCATGTTCTTACGCAGACCAAGCAGATCAGCTGCTGTAAAGACCGTATTTGCATACGTTACAGTCGAGCTTTGAGTCTTATCGCTATCAGCGGCGGCCAGAGTAATCAGACCGTCATACGAAGCTCCACCAGTTCCAAAAGGACCGTCAGCGTGATTACCTACGAGAATCGAAGCTTCGATTGCACGAGCGTGCGAACGAACCATCGACTCACGAATCAGAGGCAGAATCGGAAGAATTGCATCTTCTTCTGTCTCGTTGCCCAGATAGCTCTTCGAAATCAGCTTCTTGGTTGTCAGTACACGCTCGGACATGGTAACACCGATGTAGGGCGAACCATAAGCATTCGAACGCGGATCTAAGTTACCTTTCGGCGAAGAACCGCCAGCAGCTTGCGAAGACGTAAACTCTGCGTAACCAGCGTCAGGCAGAATCGGCAGAATCAGGCTAGCTGCTGTCATCGGAATTTCGCGGAACAGAGGAGCCAGAATCAGCTCGTTCTGAATATCACGCTCAATGTTCGTCGATACCGTCTGTTCAAAGTCGGCACTCGAAACTTCAACGCCAGAATGCTGGTTAACTTTCTCAACCAGTTGGCGACCCAGCGAAGTCTGCTGCCAGCCTTTGCGAGTAACCAGGCCAAGAATAAATGCGTCATCCGCATCTTTTGCAAAAGCCTTCTTCCAGTCGCCATCTGCACGATCGGCAAAAATTCGCTTGGATTCACGAATTTGCATAATTTCATGAGACTTCTCAGAAATTTCATTGCGAAGATCGCTAACGATCTTTTCCAGATCAGCGTTCTTATCAGCAAAACGCTTCTCAATATCTGCAACAAGTCGTTCCGCCCCCGTAGTAACTGCTACCGAGATTTTATCGGAGAGTTGCTTTTCTTCCGATGCTTTTCGAGCAGCTTCTTCGGCAGCAAGACGAGACTTTTCTTCACGCTCGACTTGTGCAGCAGCTAATGTTTGTGCAGTTTTTTCTGCAACAGAAGCTACTAGTGCTTCTAACTCTTTTGGATCCATCTTTTTTATCTCCATAGTTGCGACTGAAGTCGCTTCTCCCGGCGCAGGGGCGCTCGAAGATTCAGCATTTACTTTCTCTTCTAACCCGTCTAGGCCGTCATTCATAAAGGTCTGTTTAAAACTTTGATATTCCTCTGAGCTTTCAAAGGACTTTGACAAAGAAAAAATTGCAGATTGATTTGCAGGAACAGATACTACTGAAATTTCAAACAACTCTGCATCTTTGATACGAAATCCGTCGGTTTCTGGCATATAATCGGCATCCTTGATTCGAAAACCAACGGAGAAAGCTCCAAGGACTCCATCTTTGATAAGATCTAAAATCTCGCCCGCAGCACGAGAAATCTTAGCTTTAATTCGTAAGCCTTCTACATCGGTTTGAATTTCTACCGCTTTACCGATTGGCTTCGCATAAGAGTGATTAAAAAGAATTACTGGATTTTTCTTGTAATTTTCCAGTCCGCCTTTTAACCATGCATTCGATTCAATAATATCGCCAGTGCGATCTACTTCCGGAGTACTGGCAAGCCCTGTAATGTAAGTATCCCCGTCGTCGCTTACATAGGCTTTAAACTCTGTATCTAAAAAGAAATTTTTTGTCATGATATTAATTCCGTCCGCAGCCTTTAAAGCTTCTTCTCGGGAAATTTTAGTAAGAGTAGAAAACTTATGGCCTACCAGAGTTTCAGTCTCTTTACCGTCCCTGTAAATACGAATTAAAGCTGCCGGATCTTCTTCTGTAGCAGTAATCGAAAAACTACTACCAGGAATTCCTAACACGCCTTCTTTCATTGTGTGCTCAATTCGTCCTTTGGCTATGCCGCCAGACGAATTCCACTTTACATAGTCTCCTGTCTTAAGATTCGCTGCTTTGCTCATTTACAGGCTCAGCTACCTTTGCTTTTTTGAGCGCAGGCTTAGGGGCAGCCACAGGCGCTCCAATCTTAGCTGCAATATCAGGATAATACTTCTTGATCTTGCTCGGTAGACGACCCCACGATCCGTAAGCACGAAGTACTAAGTTCGGACTTACAGGAAAGTCAGGCTGCTGCTTGTACTCTCGCATATTTAAATATTTACCTTTTGCAACAAAATAGTTTGCAATGGTTTCAAGTAATTGTCCTTTTGTCATAATTACTCCGTACTTAGCACGAAGACAGGCGATTGAACACTTCCGAGTGTACTGGTTGCAGTCACGTAGAAGTTGTAAACCGCGCTTCCTTCTGGCACTAGTGATGTATTGGCAATTCCAGTGCTTTCATCAATAGAAAGATTTGCTGTATCCCCGCTTAGACTAAAACTTAAGTTTTCACCGCTAAAATACGATGCAAAATTAAATTCTTGTTCTCCGCGAGCTGTAAGTGTTAATTCGATTGCATTATTCGTTTTATACGCAAATCTAACACGAGGACGCCGACGACGACGTCGCATTGCTCCTCCGAGCGTACCGGAGATGTAATCGTAGCTCACGCTCGCTCCTCTTCACTGGGCCGCCCGCCTACGGCGGGATTCACAGAGGAGCCTGCAATATTTTGAGGAATTCGAATTTCATCCAATCCTTCAAGTGCAGGCTTGCCCAGTTTCAGTCGAGCTTCGTTTGGCGTTATAATACCACTGTTTACTAAAGTAGAATAGTAACGCGCTTGTTCGCTCAACTCCGGTTGCAATGCTGGAATATTCGATGCATCCTCTGTGAGATTGTAACCGAAAAATCTTTCAAAAGCAAACATATACTTTCGAAGAATTGGAATTACAGTTTCCAGATAATACAGTCGATGATTCGGACGAATGTTTGCATTGTTGCCCGAGTCCAAAAGCAATGGAGGAACTCCAATTGCTTTCAATATAATATTTTCAATCGAATTGACGGAAGACTGAAAATCCATTTCTTTGAAGTTGATATTGCTAATGCTATCAATTTCAAGTCCACCGTCTAAAATAATCGGACGGCGGCCTCCGCCGTCGGGCCGATAGCGAGTTTGCCACGACTGCAACATACGCTCTTTTACTTTATCGCTTAAAGTGCTAGGACTTTTAATGACTAGTCCAGGTACTGCTCCGTTGTCGAAGAAGTTGTCCTGAAATTTACGCATCTTCGAAAGAAGCTGCATAGTGCGATAAGCTGGGCGTAAGCGAGAAACTCCACGATAAATCGAATAAAACGAATTTTCTTTAACGTGAATGATTTCCCACGGCTTAAAATCGAGCAGACCATCATAGGTGTAGCCTGCAATATAGTTCTTTTTGTCTGGTATAATTTCTACCAGATTGGCGGGCAGATGATACAAATACACGCCATCAAAGTATACAAAGATGTTTCCGTCGATAAGATAGTCAACAAAAAGATTGCGACGAAAACTATTAATATCTTGATAAGGATTGGGCTGTAAATTTAAAAGATTGTAAACTTGCTTTTGTCGAAAAACCGGAACTACCGCACCCGTTTCCACGGTTGGGCGTGCGGCTGGTACGATTCCTGTTAAACGCTCATTGACAGCAATGCTAATTTCTGCAATGTCGTCTACGAGCATGTTTACTGCTCGATTTACAACTTCTAAATTTTCATATTGAATTCGATAATTTGTTACAATCTCTCGAGATTCAATAACGCTGCCTTCCGATAAAGCGATACTCGGCTGTGCTGGATTCAACTTCTCTGTTTTGCGAAAGTTATACCATGCCATTTCTTAATTTTTCCAGCCATCGCTTTTGTTTTTCAGCGGTTCCGAGCCCAGGATTTTTTCCATAGACCGAATGTAATTGTAAATGATGTGAGTGGCAAAGCGTAACAGCCTCGTCATAAAGTTCTCGTGTATGCGTTTCTATGAATAAATCTCGAACATTTAAAATTTCTTCTTCTGTTTTTACGGTGATGCGATTTTTTCGCAACCACACATTCAACAACTCAGTTAGACTGTAGAAGTGATGAAAGTCTAAATTATCTGATGATTCACAGACGAAACACTTGTTTCCTCGATTGTACCTTGCTTTTGCTTTGTCTCGAACATATTTTACTAAATCTCGAACTGGTTTTGTCATATTTCGATTTTCACATTATAGAGAATGATGGCGTAAGTGTCAACTACTAAATTTTTTTATGTACTAAAATATCGTGGACGAAGTTTTAAAACTATAAAGAGCGTATCGCAACGCGTCAGCCATGTGACTAGCATAGTTATGCTTCGGCTTTTCCTTCAACAAATTTGGATTGTCGTCCCATTGATAGGCGTCTAGAGCAGCAAGTGTATTTTTACAATCTCGAGATACGATTAAACGATTGTTGTCTACAATACCCGCCACATGCCCAATACCACTTAAAACATCTTTTTCCGCATTGGTAGTTGCAATGTTGTAATTTTGTGCTAGATCAAATCGAACTTGCTGAGCCGAAGAGTCGATAAAAATAAAGTCTGGATTCCAACGGTCCAAAAGCTTTTGAATTTCAAAAGCGTGCTGTTCAGTAGTTCGCTCGGCATGTAAGTACTCGTCGAGTAGATAATAAATTTCTTTGTCCCAGTCATACGCAACTATGCACATGGCTGTAGGGTCACGAAAGCCCCAGTCCAGCCCTGCAATAATGTCCATACCGGAAATGTTAAGCTCATCCAGATTGGCAACACAATGTTCGCCATCAAATCTCCACACTTGTCCTTCGAAAACATTGAAGTCTGCTAAATATTCCTGCGAAAACTCTGCGGCTGACATGGTTTTACGCGCTTCTTCAATGTTTTCCTTGTTTTCTCGAGGATTGTCTTTCCAAGTTGCGCGAATCGAAGCCCACTGAGGGTACTCATCCGAGAAACCCCGAGCCCAGAAGCGGCTAAACCAGTTATTTTTACCTCGAGGAGTTGAAATAAAGATCGCGCGTGCGTTCGGTTTGTCCAGCGTAGGTCTCAAAGCAACGTTAAAAGCATTTTCACCGTCTGCAAGAGCGGCTTCGTCAAAAATAATGAGATCGTAAGAGCGTCCTACTGCCGAATCGACTTGATTTACCGAGCCCATGCGAATGGTAGAACGATTTACAAGCTCAATTACACGATCTTTCGCGTTGTCTCGCTCAACTTCAATGCTGAAATGATCTATCAGCGATCTTTGTAGATCAAAAGAAATTTGAGAAAGATTGTAGTTGGGTGCCATGATGAGCACATTACACCCGGGTACTAGTGTAACCAGTTGTCCGATGACATTTGCGATGAAAGTTTTACCCTGTCTTCGAGAAACTGCGGCGACCACAAAGCGATATTTCTGTATCGCATTGATAATTGCAATTTGAGATGGAATGGGATTTATGTTTAGAAGTTCAAGATACGGTACAATTGGAAGTTTAATGAAAGTTTTACATTCTTCAACGTACTCGCACTGTATATCTGATCTACTGATTTCCATTTAACGTATACCGATGGTAATAAAAGCCCCAACCAAAAATTGCAGTAAGAAATAGATAGGGTAATTCTGTTTCGTAAAATACACTCCAAGCTACGGAAGCAATGCTGCCTGCAAAAAGTGAACGCAATATCCACACTTTCGGCTTCGACCAAGAGCAAATTTTTTTATCATTCAGCAATGAAACGTAAAAAAATATCATGGATAGACAAAGTGCGCTTTCGATCATGGTTTTTTGCTCTCAAAAAGTCGTCGAGCTAGAAAATCAATGCCATTTAGCCCCAAATAGCCTAGTATAAAAGCTATTCCAAACTCGAGATTTCGACTTTGAACGCCCAGTAGATCAATAACTACTGGAGTTAAATAGTTTGCGGACCCTACTCCTGTTCCTAAACTTACCATAACACTTCCAAGCCTCTTCGCGGCATCCCCCCGCAAAGTTAAAAGCGAGCCAAACAGACCCGCGACAATGAGACCGGCGTTCATGCCGAGTTCTGCTAGAAATTCTTTCATGATTGCAAAAGTTTTTCCATTAACTTGCCGTAGTTGCCAGCACCAAATGGAGTCTCATTAATCTGAACGTTGGTTTGATTTTTAATCGGCGTTGCTCGAGCTTTCTCAAGTTCGGTCATTGCTTTAATTTCATCCATACGCATCTTATGAGCTAGGTGTAACAGATCGGCTAAGTCCTTGTTAGTGTACATCTCGGTACTTTCTGCTTCACGAAGTTTTTCGTCTATGAGAAGATCGAGAGTCTCTGCTAACTTGAATCTATTTCGATAGCCGTGATCTAGATAAATGGAATCTAGATACGCTTTTACTTCTCGGCGAGAGAGAATTTCTGTCACCTCATTTTCTGGAAGTGCGAGCGCCTTTGCAACACTAGCAATGCTGCCATTTTGCAAATATGCATTTGCAATTTCAAGACTTTCAGGAGAAATTTTTACCAAATTCATGACGACTATTATAGTTGCTACGAAACGAAATGTCAAACATTATTTTTTTGATGGTAAAAATTTTTGAAGAGTAAATTGCTTGGGCAAATTACTTGGGCAAATTGCTTGGGCAGATTGCTTTAATTTTCAATTTTTGAAAAATTCCAAAAGTTGTACGTGCGGGGTAGCCTGAGCGTCAAGCTACTTGACAGTCTCGGAACCGCCCCGGGCTGGTAACAAGTCGACGCACGGTAACAAGTCGACGCACGGTAACAAGTCGACGCACGTTACATTCTGTTACAAAAAAGTCTTGTACTCTCTCGGCAGACCGTGTAGAATACTCTCATTGAATCAGGAAACAGAGGAACGCGAAAATGCAAGTATACGTAGTCGGGACCGCAGTCGATCATGAAGCTGACTCGCTGGAAGCAATCTATAGCACGCTCGAGGCTGCCGTGCAAGAGGCCGAGCGACTCGCACATGAGACTGGCGAACTTGTGTTTGTGGAGGAATGGTTGTTGAATTCAAATGCCTCCTCGGTCGTGTGGCGAAGCGAGGAGTAACGGTAACCCAAATGAGAATACCTCTCATTTGGGCGCGCCGATTATACCCTACCACGCCAGAGCGTGTCAAGCGAATTTTTTTATGTAGGCCGGTGAATGATTGTCAGTCTACTTGCCAATATGGCGCCAAAATTATACCTCACCTATCCTATACTTGTCAAGCGAATTTTTTTCATGTAGGCCGCTGAATGATTGTCAGTCTACTTCACAATGGGCGCGCCGATTTTACCTTACCACGCCAGAGCGTGTCAAGGATTTTTTTCGCATAAGAAAGCTCAGCGATATGAAAAAAAGGTCTAACTCGCCTATTGCCATGCTCGAGGATGCCTGTATAATGGGAACCATAGAGCAACGGTACTGGAGAGACGAGATGGCAAAGTTTAGCAAGGTTGAAATGAGACTGCGCGCGCAAGTATTTGCAGCATATAACTATCGCTGCGCAGCTTGCGGTAGTGGTTCTAATCTTGAAATTGATCATGTTTATCCACGCAAAACGTTGCTTGCAATGGGTATCGATTTAAATGATCCTGAATGGTTACAATGCCTTTGCCATGACTGCAATAATAAAAAGAACGCTACAGAAGGATTGCCGAAACTTGATCCGATTGAGTTAACGGCAGAAGAACTCGATATTCTAATAAAAGCCGAAGCGATTATTAATAATAAGCGCGCATTGTTCGCGCGTATGCTAGAAGAACATAAAGCGACTACTTAATAATCGCTTATAATTCCGACAAATGCGAATTACTCGCATTTGTCGGAATTGTGCAAGCATCTTGCGGACCGCGCCGAATCTGCAAGAATCATGCCAATTGTGGAGTACATGCAAAATTCATGCCAGCTTTGACTCATGTGCAAGAAACGTGCCAACCGCGCCGAAAATGCAAGTTTTCTGCGCATCTCATGGAATTCGTCAACTTGCCTGCCCATCGGGCGGGCAAAGGCAAGTCTCTTGCGCATCGGCGGGCTCACCTGCAAGCTACCTGCCCATCGGCGGGCTCACCTGCAAGCTACCTGCCCATCGGCGGGCTCACCTGCAAGCTACCTGCCCATCGAGGGGAAAGGCAAGAAACCTGCACATGCAAGTTAGAAATCTATGCAAGTTAGAAATCTATGCAAGTTAGAAACCTATGCAAGTGAAATTTCAATGCCAGGCCCGGGGCGAATTTGCAAGTGAAATTTCAATGCCAGGCCTGGGGCGAATTTGCAAGTGAAATTTCAATGCCAGGCCTGGGTTTGGTTTGCAAGTGAAATTTCAATGCCAGGCCTGGGGCGAATTTGCAAGTGAAATTTCAATGCCAGGCCTGGGCCTGGTTTGCAAGTGAAAAATCTTCGCATTTGTAGCCTCGGCGCGAATTGTCAAGCTACTTGACAATGGGCGCGCCGATTTTATCATAAGCGCGCTGCGCTTGTCAAGGAATTTTTTTGCATGAAAACGGCCAGCGATATGAAAAAAAGGTCTTGTACTTTTTGCTCAGGCCCTGTAGAATACTCTCATTCGCTGGATAGGCCAGCGAGCCAAAGGAGAAAGCCAAAATGGCAGAGAAAGCTAGCACGTTTAACCCGACCCTTCTGACCGCGATGCGCGATGCAGCGCCTCTGAACCTTGAAAAGGTAGAGAGCCTTGCAGAGCAGTTTGATGCGAAAGTCAAGAGCATCATCGCAAAAGCGATTCGGGAAGGAATTCCCTACCAGAAACTCGAACGGGTTCGCAAGGATGGAAAGCCAGTTGCTTCCAAGGAAGTCACGGTAGACCGAATTGAGCAAGCATTGAATCTGGCCACTAACAGTCTGGATGGGCTGGAAAAGGCAAGTAAGGTGTCACTCGAGCGGTTGCTGGAAGCGATTGCTCGATAGATGATCGGGGCGCGATGAGCGCCCCTTCATTTACCCGCTCAATGGTATGTTATAACGTTGCTCGGCAAATGCAAATGAGAATCATTCGCATTTGCCGCCTCGGCGAATTGACAAGCTACTTGTCAATAGCCGCGCCGATTTTACGATAACCGCATGGGTTTTGTCAAGGAATTTTTTCGCATGAAAACGGCCAGCGATATGAAAAAGAGTTCTTGTACTTTTTGCTCGGACCCGGTAGAATACTCCCATTGAATCAGGAAACGGAACGAATGAAAAAGCTCGCAGAATTAGTACTCACTTCCGCTCTTAGCAGAGTCGTTCTTTTTGCAATCATTGTTGCCAGCGCACACGTTTACGGGGTTTAAGAAAATGCCAAGATATAACATTTTCGATTTAGATGGAACGGTCATAGATTCAAGCCATCGTTCTGTTGCGAATGCGGACGGTAGCTTTTGCCTTGCCGGATGGCGAGCAAATTCTACGCCCGAAAAGATTATGCAAGATAAACTTTTACCGCTCGCTAACGTTTGGCGTGACGTTTGGAATGCTGGTAATATTGTCGTAATTTGTACTGCGCGAGTATTGCAGATGGCAGACTTTACCTTTTTGCGTACTCATGGGTTACACTTTGATCGCGTATTGTCCCGCGAAGGTGAGAACGATAATCGGCCCGATGCACTTCTAAAATATGACTTACTGTCAGGATTAAATGTAGACTTTCACCGCGTTTCTAATGTATTTTATGAAGATAATGATTCTGTAAGAAACACTGTTAAAATACTGGGAATTAACGCAATACACCCGAGGGACGTATAATGAAAGCGCAAAATTTTGTAGCTAAAAACGCGCATTTAGCAGGGCGAGCAGGAACGCATTCCGCTAAACATGGTAAGCATGTTAAGCGCGCAATTGTCAAGCATTTGGTTAGGCGCGAGGTACAAGAGCAGCGATGCAAATGAGAATCATTCGCATTTGCCGCCTCGGGGCGAATTGTCAAGCTACTTGTCAATATGGCGCCAAAATTATATCACCCCTATCCATTACTTGTCAAGCGAATTTTTCTCATGGCATCATGAAAATATTTCACTAGTCTATTCGCACGAACCCCGCTAGAATGCTTGTCATCGAATAGAGGGATGTAAAAATGAATGTATACACTGTTGTATTTGGCGAGCCTTCGGACAACAGCTATGCTACGGTCGGAGTTTATTCCGATTATAATAAGGCGGTGAAACTCGCTGAAGAATTATTGAGCCAATGCGAAATGGGAGAAAGCGTTTATATTGAAGAATGGATGATGGATAGCGAATTTTCTGTTACAGTTTGGTCGAGGGAATAAATAAAATGACAGTAATTCCGGGGTATGGTCGCGATTACACTTCAGCCGCTAAGGCGCTGGCAGACTGGGAAAATGGCAGGGATTTTCAAGTTGATAGCATTGGTCCCAATTATAAGCGATACACTTCGATTCGCGACGGGCACGAATCAATCACGATTCGCTTCAATTGCAAGCGCTTGGCAGTCTACTGGAAAAAGCCCGAAGAAAATGATTGACACCGAGCGCGCGCTGGGCTAGAATACTTCTCTCAACTGAAGGAACGCAAAATGATCGTTTACAAGCTAACCATAGATCCGGTTGTATATATCCAAGAAATCGGTGCAATTGCAGGGCTTTACGTTAGCGTGAAGGCCGCGCAAAAAGCGATACACAAAATGTTAGATGGTGACCCAATAACTTGGCATTCTGAAAACGGGTATATCTGGGGAGCGACTCCAGATCATTTTCTGACTTGCAGCATTACTGAAGTCAAGGTGAAGGAATGAAAAACCTTTGCGAATTTTGCGGATGGCTCGGTATGCTATTTATTCAAGGCGCGACGGTTCCCACTACGATAGGAATACTGAACGGGCAGGATGTTAAATTGCCTGAAATTTCATTAGTCTTAATGGTGTGGGCTGGGCTGGCGCTTTATTTTATTCGCGCAATAGGCAACCGTGACTTTTTGCATATAACGTCAAACGGAATAGGGTTCTTTTTACAATCATCGCTTTTGGCGTTGATTGTTTACCAATAACGGGCAAATGCGAATGCGAATCATTCGCATTTGGCGCCTCGGCGATTGACAAGCTACTTGTCAATATGGCGCCGAAATTATACCATCCCCATCCCATACTTGTCAAGCGAATTTTTCTCATGGCACCATGAAAATCTTTCACTAGTCTGGCTGCATGAAACCCGCTAGAATGCTTGTCATCGAATGAAGGAACGCGAAAATGAATGTAGTGTATGGTATTGTTCTTGAAAGTACGCAGAACGGTCGCGTTACGGTAGCAGTATATTCTGACCTCGAAAAAGCGAAATGTCGGGCTCTTGAACTCGATAATGAATGTAAAATGGTAGAAACAGTTTACATTGAAGAATGGATGCTAGATTCGGAAGTACGTCGCTTGGTGTGGTAAGTATGACTGAAATTGAAAAACTCGAAGGTCGGGTTGATCTAAGTCATTGATTCTAAACGAAATTCTCATGTTTACTTTTGGCCCCCGTTAGACTATAATATCTGTGTTGGTTGTGAAGGAACGCGAAAATGATCGAGGTTGATTTGGGCTTTAAGCGCTTTAATACTATTGCGAAAGCTATCGCAAAAGATTGCGTAAGCTTTTATAAGCTGCCAAAAAACATTGGCGTTGATATATCGGCAGACTGCATAGAAAATTTTGTTTCTGGTGCTGCGGATGCTGCATGTTTTAGGGGCGATGACGATTTGTTCTTTATTATTATTAATGAAGAACTTATGTTGTCAGAACAGCGACTAATGGAATTAGTAGCGCATGAAATGACGCATATTAAACAATGGGTAAAAGGAGAATTGCAAGATATTGCAAACGATAAGGTTTTATATAAAGGCAAGGTTTATTCCAACGAAACGGATTTAGACTATTGGCTCGCCCCTTGGGAAATGGAAGCCCGAGCGATGCAGGAATTTTTTGTCTTTCGATACGAAAACCGTTGACAGCCGGTTCGGCGTTGAGTATAGTAGGTTCTCACTCACAGCAAGGGTTCGCGAAGATGGCAAAGCAAATGATTATGGTTCTCGATACCGAAACGTGCGACCTGAACGGTCACGTTTACGACGTTGGCCTTACGATTACTGATCGTCAGGGTAACATTGTTCACCAGTACAATGCACTGGTGCGCGAAGTATTCACGAATGCGGAACGAATGATGGGCGCATTCTACGCTCGCAAGATGTTCACGCACTACGCCCCCATGCTGAACGACGGTACTGTTAAGATGGAATCATGGGAAACGGTATCTAATACTATTCGCAATCTTGCGATTGATTATAAGATTGATACTGTAGCCGCTTATAATCTGGGATTCGATGAACGTGTATTGCGTAACATGGGCGAACAATATAATACCGCTCCGCTGTTTTCGTCCGATATTCGTGAACTCGATATCTGGCGTTTTGCTTGCGAAGTAAGACTCAACAAAAAGTCTTACATTAAACTCGCTCAGAATAGCGGTTGGGTTTCTGCTAAGGGTAATATTAAGACTGGTGCAGAGTTTGCCTATCGTTTTATTTCCGGTAATCATGACTTTATCGAGGATCATACTGCATTGTCGGACGCTATTATCGAAACGGAAATTCTTGCAGAATGTTTCAAGCATAAGCGCAAGGTTCCCTACAATGTAATAACGCCTAATCCGTGGCGTATTGTTCAAAAGGCGGCATAATAATATGATGGAACTGGTAGAAGGGTTTAGGCTAATTTGCCTAAACCCGCTAATAATAAATCTTCTGCTAGAATGCGCGTTTATATTTGATACATACGAGGATGCATATTTAAAATAAGGCGTTATAACGCCTTATTTTTTGCTTGCCAAATGCGATTGATTCTCATTCGCATTTGGCGCCTGGGGGCGAATTGTCAACTTACTTGACAATAGCCGCGCCGATTTTATCACAAGCGCGCTGCGCTTGTCAAGGAATTTTTTCGCATGAAAACGGCCAGCGATATGAAAAAGAGTTCTTTCCTTTTCGGCTCGATGGGCGTATAATTCTCTCATTCGCTGGATAGGCCAGCGAGCCAAAAGAGGAAGCCAAAATGGCAGAGAAAGCTAGCACGTTTAACCCGACCCTTCTGACCGCGATGCGCGATGCGGCCCCGCTCAACCTTGAAAAGGTAGAAGGGCTGGCAGAGCAGTTTGATGCGAAAGTCAAAAGCATCATCGCAAAAGCGATTCGGGAAGGAATTCCCTACCAAAAACTCGAACGGGTTCGTAAGGATGGAAAGCCGGTTGCTTCCAAGGAAGTCACGGTAGACCGAATTGAGCAGGCATTGAGTCTGGCCGCTAACAGTCTGGATGGGCTGGAAAAGGCAAGTAAGGTGTCACTCGAACGGTTGCTCGAAGCGATCGCTCGATAGATGACTGGGGCGCGACGAGCGCCCCTTCATTTACTCGCTCAATGGTATGTTATAACATTGCGCCGGAAATGCGAATGATTCTCATTCGCATTTGCCGCCTGGGGGCGTTCGTCAAGTTTCTTGCTCATCGGGCGGGGTTTGCGCAAGCTACCTGCCATTGCCCCCGATTTCGTCAACCCACCTGCCCATTCAACCCCCCGGCGGCAAGCTACCTGCCCATTCAACCCCCGGCGCCTCCTGCGCCCAAGTGCAAAAGCGATGCAAGTACTAAATCTACGTATGCTGCTGAATTTGCTGCATTTTTGTACTTTAGTCAAGTTTTTTGCACTTAAAAAAATTTTTTTGAAGAAAAAAATTTGCAGCGAGCCTGCGCCCAAGTGCGAAAGCGATGTCAAGTACTAAATTTACGAGTGCCCGGGCGGGTGCACCAATTTGCACTAATTATCAATAAATTTGCAGCAACCCCGTTTTGCTTTCCAACCCCGCTTGAACCCGCGCGCCGACCAGCAAGTGCAAAATCAATGCAATATTTTCCGCGCCCAAGTGCAAAAGCAATGCAAATTGCGCTGCACTTGCGCGCGCCCATTATACTTTTCGCACCCCCTATTTGTCAAGTCAAATTTTTTATTTGCTCCACCGAGTTGCTTTTGCTAGTCTTTTTACAACCGCCCGGGCGGGTGCACTAATTTGCAGTAATTTGCACAAACCCCGACTCGGCTTGCACCGACCCCGCACAAATTACCCCAATTTTTTCCGGCCCCCGGAGCGGGGTCCGTGGAATTGCAGGAATTTAATCCGGTTTTATACAATTTTGGGGAAAATTTTGTCCAAATTATAAAAAAGTAGTTGACAAAATTTGCTGGGCCCCGAAAATTTTGCTCAATCGAATCCTTAGGAAACCGAATTTCTCTCTTGACTTTGCGACCCAATGAACCTATAATACTTTTCGAATTTGGAAAAAGCTTGCAATCACAAATGGAGAGCATACATGCCTAGGTACCTCGTTAATTATGGAATCTACAACAAAGACTACGAGCTTGTCATCTCGGCGTGTTCGCGTGAAGATGCAGAAGATTATGGTTATGAGCAAGCTGTGATCATGGCAGAAGAAGCCTTTGAAGAACTGCCCCCTCCTACCGAAGACGATTTGGAGGAGTTTGACAATTCGACTCAAGCATACTACGACGCATGGCGAGTGATTCTCTACAACAGCATTAAGTCGACTGCATATGGTCCAGTTTCCTGGGGTACGACCGGTCGAGATAACGAGGATTACTGAAATGTATAATTACGGTAAAGTTTGGATAGACCCACCAGAAGGCTGGAGATTTGGTTTTCCTAAGATCTGGAATTCTCAAAAAGATCCAGATCTGAGAATTTTTCTGTTGGATAGTGGTTATCCTGCTAATCAAGTCGCATTTGCACTAAACTATATTCGTATGTGGAATGTCGAAGAAAATGAATCTAACGAATAAAGAGTTTGCAGTTCTTCGTGCGATTGCAACGAATTGTTTCAATCACATGAACTACGGAATTCCTACTTGCTACGAAGAAGCAAATGCAGAAGTCTGGACGAATTGTATCAATGATGCAAAATATCCTTCTGGTCTGGAAGGAAGAGCTCTTTCAGGAGTTTGCAGCTCTCTTGTTCGAAAGGAATTGATACAGTCTTTCGATGAGACGATTGTATTGACGCAAAAAGGTTATGAAGCGTTTGCAGAGGGAATGAATAATGAAAGTTAATTATTACACAGGGAACAACTTCTGTAAATGCTGCAAGCGATTTGATGAACTTTATCATATCGGTGTTGCGGCATTTGGTCATGCGTTTATTTTTCGTGGGTACACTCACGAAAAGCTAGAGTCGTGGCAGGAGTGGAAAGAGTTTCTTAAGAACGAACAAATTTATGATGAGTTTGGAGATCGAGTTACTTACTCCTGGTTTGTAAACTACGTTGAAACGTATAAATCTCCAAACTATGTTTCTGAAGACGGCATAAAAAATATTTCTCTCAATGAAGTTGGTATGAGTGTGCAGGATTGGATCGACGCAGAAGGCTATAGTTTTCGAGGACGGGAGTTTATTTAATGGAAAACATTGAATTTTTTTATGCACTTCAACAAAGCTACGAAGCTCGACGGCCTGCTGTAATTCAAAAGCAAGAAGAATTTTGGAATTCTTTTTCGAAAGAAGATCAACTGGCATTGTTTTGTGCTGTTATTCGACGTATTCATCAGGGTGAAATTGTCGATCAAGGCAGTTATCGGCATGTGCTGTATAATGTTTTTGGTTTTGATCGCTCTGCATACGGTCTTGCACAAGAAGCAGGTTTTCTAGACATTCACAATGCAATTGTAACTGGGAGTACCTAATGCAGTTTCTTATGGATTTTGCAATGCTAGCAGCACTTGTCATTGGTCTGTACATTTTGTTTACAATCGAAAAATGACTCTTGACTTTACTGCTTGGTGAGCGCATAATAGTTTCTCAATTCGGCGGGAAAGCAAGTACCAATTTTTATTCAGCAAGCAGCTCCAAGGATTAAAAAAATAGTACTTGATTTTTCACCTCGATTGCCTGTATAATAGTTTTTCGAAATGAGGGAAAAGCAAATGAAAGAAGCAACGAACTACACGAGCGAAATGGTGGCTCACATGGTAGAGCGCTATTCGGCTGAACCCAATCTTCAGACGGTTCAGGAGCTTGCAGAAGAAATGAATCGACCTGTAAAGTCGATCATTGCTAAGCTTTCTCGTGAAGGTGTTTACCGGAAGCAGCCTCGTCTCACCAAGACTGGGGAGCTCCCGGTACGCAAAGAAATGCTTGTCTCCATGATCGAAGGTACTCTGGGTTTTCCTGTAGAATCCTTCGGCAAGGCAAGCAAAATTGACCTGATTCGCTTGTATCGTAAGCTCGAAGAGCTTAAAGTTGCGGCAGTTGGTCAGGTCTGAGGAAGTGCAAAGCTTCCTCTTCTTACGAGCAGCGCAACGCTGATCTCGCATAGAAGTGCGGTAAGACTTTCAACAAGTGTGGAAAGTCAACAAAAGCGCGGGAGAGGGGCGACTTTTGTATTTCAAGGAGTGCAACAATGTACGAGTGGAAAAGCAGAGCAGCAGCTCTACTTCAACTACGAATTTGTCATTTTGTACGCGAAAGCAATGACTTCTTTGAAGAATGCTGGAAAGGTCCAGTAGCTTTCGTACATGGACGAACAGAAAATGCAATTTTCTATCTTCGTGTAAAACACGACTACGGCTGTTACATCGAAAACAATACCTATTATTTGGTGCGGAGTCCTAAGGCATGAATATTAAAGCAAAACAAAAATGGCGGGAACTTCAATCTTGGGAAGATCGTAACGGCTGCGTTGTTGCCTCTCTTTTGGAAGTTTCTGAGATGAAAGAGCACTGTGGAATTCAAGGCGAGTTTACTGATGCAGAACTTTTTTCTGCGTTAGCTGACGTAGCCGTAATTTACGAAAGCACGCTCATGACGCTGGAAAAAGAAATGTTTCGCGTAGCTCTTGAGGATCTTCGACAGCGGAGATCAGAAACATGACTTTTGCAAGCATAATGAAAAAGCTAGGTGTTCCTGAGAACCGCCAAGAGGGTACTCCTCTCAATGCTCGCTGGTTTCTAAGAAACGAAGCGATTAAACATCGTGGGCATCCACTTTACATTGAGGCGGTTCAAGTAGCCCAGAAGTTAGCAGCAATTGAAAAATAGTTGTTGACATTCTAGCTCAAGTGCTCTATAATGTATTTTCTGAAGTTGAGTTACATGTTAACACAAACTTCAGCGGGGTTGTGCGCTTTCAGCGCAAAATATCTTAAATTGTTAGATTTAAGCTCTATTTAAAACCCCAGCGGGGTTTGGTCCTTTCAGGACCGAATTGCTGCAAGTAGCGAATTACTAAGCTACTATAAAATAGCGACGCTACTCTGGAATGAATAGCGTAGGTACGGGAGAAAGTGTAAAACTTTCAATCTGAGAGCAGCGGGGAGCTACTCAGAATACAACCCCGCAGAGGGAAACTTCTGCGGGGTTTTTTATTGGAGTAAATATGATCGTACAATTTCCTATCACTAATACTTCGAGAGAATCTTATCTGGCTCGATTAGCGGAAAGTGAAACTAAAATCGCAGCTCTTGTAGAAATTATAGATCACTACAACATCGAGCTGGCCGTTGAAGTTCACAACTACGACAGTATTTTTTCAACCATGATTAAAAACTGCGACGTGCGGCTGTCTGAACCCTATCAATTGGAGTTGAGTTTATGAGCAATTACAACCTAGAAATTACTAATGAGATCGTATCGTTTTATGTGGCGAGTGAGAACAAGAGGCGTGCTATTGAGGAGCTGGCGGACCGCTATTCCAAGAGCGAAAAAAGCATCATCGGCAAGCTAGCAAGAGAAGGAGTGTATGAAAAGACGCGGTATCTCAATAAGCGAGGCGAGCTACCAGAAACCAAAAAGGAGATTATTGCACGCCTGGCGGGGTTGTTGAACCTCAACCCAGAGCGTATTCAAGGACTAGAAAAAGCTCCTAAGCTGGAACTTCAACTGCTGGAAAAAGCAATACTGGAGAAACATGCAAGCATAAAGGCCCAAAGCTAGAGACAATTAATAAAAATTACCTATAAATTTAAGATAAGCTTATTAGCTATTAAATTCCTCAGCTCATTCAAAAATCAATAAACGGTATCGCCCGAGAATCGCGAATTGACGCAATTAGACTTCATATTGTACGTAATTACATAAATCAAATAAACTTTACGACTTATTATTGATTAGAACTTTGTAGTTTTTACAAACCGCAATTTCAATTCATTCAACCATACAAACCGTAAAATTCAATTATGTAAACCGTATATTTAGAATGAAATCACGTTTAGGGTATGTAAAAACCGCGTGCTAGGGTATGGAAACAACTAACATTAGATTGTAAACAGCATCACTGTCCTCTCTCCCGCTTCAGGCTCCCGAGAGGTGATCATGCAGCTTACTAATCAATTAAACTAGTTCCCAGACCCTAGCACGAAACTGTTAATGTCGCTTGTAATAAATTATATGCTATTATTATATCATGACTTTTGTAAGAAGTCAAGTCTTTCAGTTAAAAAAGTACTATTTTATTTTTGAGTAGGGGTTAATTAAATCTTACTGTGTGCGAACTATACCAGCCATTTCTGAAATTCTTGAGCCACTTCAGGCCAGTTATATTTCGTCACGCTTTTCGCTACACTTTTGTTGTTCATCGTCAAACACTTTTTGACAGCAAAATGTAGATTGTCATTGCGATAGCCGTTCAATTCATTTATAATTATATTTTTAGTATTGTTACAGTTATAACTCGCCACGGGGCTTCCGCACGCCATTGCCTCCAGTAAAGTGATTCCAAATGTATCCGTTTTGCTGGGAAATACTGTTACTTTTGCTTGCCGATAATAATTGCCTAGAATTTGTCCAAACTTATAGCCCACAAACTGAACATTTTTATATCTACGCTCCAGTCTTTTGCGCTCGGGGCCATCGCCAACTACTACGAGATTGTCATACGGCAATGAACAAAAGGCTTCTATGTTTTTCTCTTTGCTCAGTCGTCCGACATACAGTATGCTATTTCTTTCCATTTTCTTATCGTCATAAAAATATTCCGTATCGTAGCCTCGAGAAATTACAGCAGTTGATCGGTTCGAAAACTCTTTTGCAATTTCATTTGACGGTACAAATACTCGACTGGAAGTGGAATGAAATTTATTTATAAATTTATATCCCCAGCTTACTGGAATTCCAAAGCGTACGTTACAGTACTCAGGAAAGCGTGTATGAAAAGCTGTACTGTATCTTCGTCCCGCTTTGTTCAATATGCTGCGAGCTCTCCAGCCGAGCGGTCCTTCAGTTGCAATGTGAAATGAAGTGTTGGGTTCGTAACTAAGTAATTTTTGTTTCAATCCAAAAGGTAAAGCCAGTCGAATTTCTGGATAAAAAGGATTGTAAATTGATTTAAAGTTTTGAGGTGAAATCACTTCATACGGAATTGTCAAATGATTCAGTATGTTTGTGTAAGTGGTAACAACTCCATTTACCTGCGGATGCCAGGCGTCAGTAATCAGGACAAGCATAATATTCTCCATTCTCCTTCTTCGGTCTCGACCAGTGCAGTACAAGATTCTACCCAGTCTCCGTCGTTCATGTATTCAATATCGTTAATCATTTTAATACTAGCAGTATGAATGTGGCCACAAATTACTCCTTGATAACCTTTTCGGTTCGCATAGCTAGTAATATTGTTTTCAAACTCAAATAAAAAGTCAATTGCTCTTTTCACTCGATGCTTCAGCCAAGCACTCAAACTCCAGTATCCAAAACCAAACTTACGGCGTATCCAGTTAAATCGGTAGTTTATACTAAGCAATATTCCATAAGCTCGATCACCTAAAAAGCTTAGCCACGGAGCCAATCGAGTAATGCCGTCGAAAAAATCTCCATGCACTACTAGATATCGTTTACCGTTCAGCCCAACGTGAGTAAAAGAGTTTGCAATTTCAATTCGTCCAAAAGTCATGGAATACTTTAACAGGGGTCGAAGAAACTCATCGTGATTGCCCACAACATAATGAACTTTCGTACCATTCTTTGCCAGTCGAAGAATATGACGAATTACGCTCGTATGAGAGTTTTTCCAGTGCATTTTATTTTGAGCAACTTTCCAGCCGTCAAGTATATCGCCCACTAGAAAAAGATTTTTACACTCTACAATTTTTAGAAATTCGTTCAGTTTCTCCGCCTGGCAGCCTTTGCTGCCAAGATGCAGGTCGGAAATAAAGACAGTTTCATATTTATGCATAATTTTTTAAATAAAAAAATAGCGAGACTAAGCTCGCTATTTTTCTCACTTAGAGTAGTGAACTACTTCTAATATTTCAGCGGGGCCTGCAAACCTGTGCCAAGTACCTGGCAAAATTGTTGCAGTTGAATGTACCGGTTTTCCATTTAAAGTAAGTGTACCGCTAAGTACATGAACGATCTTGGTTTCGGTAGGTCGGCGCTCCCAGTTAGAGCTTTCAATACTTCGTATCGTTACTCTCACTGTTTCGCTGGCGTAAATATTCCCGTCGTTTGGCGGAGTTAAGTCGCCGTCGCTTTCGAACACTTTGCTTTTCCCAGTACTCATACTTTCTCAAATCTAGAAGTTTCTCATTCGATAATCTCTTGAACTTCTTCATCGCTCGATCCAAATTCTTCACTTGTATAATCATAAATTTCCAGATGCTTATTTACTAAAGTTTCTATGTTTTCAAACAATACGGCAAAGTCTTCCTCTAGATTCTCCGTATCCATGTCCAGCTCATTTGCCAGTGACGCTACTGTATAATAAAAATACTGAAGATAGTCTTCTCGTCGCGATGTGCGTGTATAAGGCTGCACAGGAAAGGGTATTATAGTCGCCATCCTTTTTTCCTTAGTCGGTGAACCTGAGCATAAATACTGTTCAGGCTCTTGCCCGGCAGTAGCTTTAAAAGCTCTTCTGATGAACACTTGCCATAATTTTTTTGTAGTATTACATTTTCTTTGTAGCTCCATCTCATGCGCGTATTACTCCAAAGTGTATATTATAAAAAATACTGAGCATATTGTCAAGAGTTATTTTTAGCATGTATAATTTTAACTCTTGACAAACTCCTTCTTTTACTTTATAATATGTACTTCAAATGGGAAAATTCGCATATCTTGAGCTACTACAAAGTATTGAGGCAAAAAATGTACGACTGTCAGTTTTGTGACGAGCATTTGGCTACCATAACTCGAATGAGTTTGCAACTTAAAGAGTTTGCAGATACGATCGACGCTCAAGAAAGTATCATTGATCGGCTTTGTGATGAAATTTTGGAGCTGAGAAAGGAGCTTAGTCGTGTATAGATACTCAACTTGCTGGATGGGTCCAGTGAACTACGAGTGGATTCAGAAAAACACCGATCAATGGGCTGGCGGGCGTATCAATGTCTATGGTAAAGCCCAAGTGAATGACTACGAAATTCCTCTTCCCACTATGCACAAGCACGACTACACGCAGTTTAGTATTTGGGCAGAAAGCTTCACAAGTGTAGAGCCGCTTACGCTGTTGGAACTTGTGTCGTTGTTTGAAAAAGAAACTGCAATAACCATTCGTTGGTTTGATTTGAAGGGCGCTCCTGGCAATCAATTTTTTTGACTTTACTTTTTCGACTGAATAGCCTATACTATATTGGTTGATTGGGAAAGCATAGAAGGAATTGATATGGAAAATTTAATCATCAATGGTGTTGAGTATGCTCCGGTTGGCAATCGTCCGACTGGTACTCGTGCGGTCGTGGTCGTTGACCGTGGCTGGATCTTCGCAGGCGATGTGACTCGCGAGAACGGTCGAATTCGCCTAAGTAGAGCAATTCATGTTTTTTCTTGGGACTCCATTGGATTTGCAAAAATGGTCGAGACCGAGAACGCCGATCTGCGTCCAATTGCCGACGTAGATATGCCGGAGGGTGCGGAGATATTCTGCGTGCCCGTTCGTGACGGATGGGGGCTCAAGTGACGGCGGGGGATCAAGCCGTCGTTTTTCGTCCGGTTGGCAAGGGCTACAGCAACGGCTACGGCAACGCCTACGGCTACGGCAACGGCGACGGCTACGCCAACGGCTACGGCGGCGACGACGGCTACGCCGACGATGCTGGCTACGGACGCGGCTACGGCTACGGCAACGGCTACGGCTACGGACGCGGCTCCGGCTCCGGCTACGGGTCCGTTGAGTCTGGGAGGCAGAGAAGAAAATGAATATCTTTTACCCGGTTGGCTACGACGAGGGCTACGGCTACGGCGAGGGCTACGGCTACGGCAACGGCGACGGCTACGCCAACGGCGACGGCGGCGGCTGGGGATGCGGCTGGGGATGCGGCTACGGCCAGGGCTACGGCTACGGCGAGGGCTACGGCGAGGGCTGCGGCGACGGCTACGGCAACGGCGACAGCTACGGCGACAGCGACGGCTACGGCTACGGGACCGTCGAGTCTAGGAGAAGTAGGCGGGAATGAATAGCTTTTATCCGATTGGCTACAGTGACGGCTACGGCAACGGCGATGGCTACGGAGATGGCGATGGCTACGGCTACGGCTACGGCGACGGCAATGGCTATAGCTATAGCTATGGCGACGGTAATGGCTACGGCAACGGCAACGGGGATGGCTACGGCTACGGCTACAGCTACGGCGGTGGCTGCGGCTATGGCGACGGCTATAGCAGCGGCTACGGCTACGGGAACGTCGAGTCTGGAAGAGGCAGAAGGAAATGAAAGAAGTTCTAAACAGAGTTATTCTAACCATTGCATGGCCTCTGATAATAGTAACAGTAGTTGCAGCTTTACTGTTTGTGTGGCCGTTCGTTCCCTTTATTAAAGCAGAACCAATCATCAGGAAACTAAAATAACCATTCGTTGGTTTGATTTGAAGGGCGCTCTTGGCAATCAATTTTTTTGACTTTACTTTTTCGCTCGGATATTCTATACTATAGTTTGTAAGTGAAAAGAGTAAAAAATGAAAAGTATTGATGAGTATGCAATTTATTCTCGAGCCGAGCGCCTTCGCGCTAAAACTACGAGACGAGTCAATCCCTTTTACGAAGATCGCAAGGTCTATCCAAGCGTAGCTCCTAAGACTGCAAGTACGAGTCTTAAGCCACGAATGGAGTACACTGGTACATATGTTATCGGAATCGGCACTATGCACAAGTCAAATGCAATTCCAGTAACTTCGAACGAACAAGCAAAAGACCTAGCTAAAATGAGGCGTTAAATGGAACCAGAAGAGCTTGAAGAAGAAGAGTACTACGACGACAGCATGGATGGAGATCATGACTCTGCTATGACCTCCGCAGGTTGGGGAACTGACGAAGATTACGGATACTTCGGGAGTGACGAGTGGTAGGCCACGAAATCGAAGGGCTAAAGAATGAACAGCCTTGAAAAACAAGAACTCATTTGCAGTGTATTGCAAGATCTGAAAAAAGCTCAAGTAGATGAAGTTGCACTAGTTGAAACAGCCGGTTCTCTTTTGAACCGGCTTTATAAACATAAATCCCACAGTAGAGAAGCGGCTGCGGCCGCCGCTCGAGAGATCGTATTCGCGGAATGGCTATGAAAAAACTACTTTTGTTATTGACTTTTATTGGCGGAGCTGCTTATGCAGACACAACTACAGTATTAAGATTTGTTGCTCCTACAAAGTATGAAGACGGACGAACTTTAACTCCATCTCGAGACATTGTAAAATATACATTGTATCGAGGAACTACTTCCGGTCAGTACACACGAAAGACTACAATTTCTCCTACTACTCGCTCGATTGCATTAAATAATCTTGCTCCTGGCACTCATTACTTTACATTGACGGCGACAAGTGCAGAACTGAAAGAGTCTCGTCGCAGTAATGAAGTTTCTCTCACTATTAATGACAATCGCCCCAGTCGTGTAATTATCAGAATGAGAGTGCTATGAAAGACCGATTTGCAGCTCTTATTTTCATTGTCGGCGGGGTCGCTTGGCTTAGCCTACTTGTTTGGTTTGTTACGGAGAGACTATGAGTATTCAGTATGAAATTTTAGAAAGACGAAAAGTCGGAACGTGTAGTCGACAAGCAGAAAAAGCCTGGAAATATGGAACTCTTATCTGGAACTCAGAAGAACGAGGAACTTATGTCAAAAAGTATCACGAACATCTGCTACGGGAAGAGGAGCGAACTGAAAAGCGTGACTCCGATCGAAGTGTACGAACAGGCATCGCTCTTTAAGAAAGACCCCGATCTTCTCTGGGTAACTTTTACAATAGACAAAGAGGATTGGCTTATTCTCAAGACTGATACTAGTATGCTGACTGCTAAAATAGTATATGACAATCCCTTTTAAAGTCGGAGATCGAGCAAAAATTCGTCTTTTAGAGAACGTTTATGTAGAAGTTCAGCTTACTAAATATCTTCCTCAAAGTGAAGAAGTAGAAGTAGATGGCTTTTACTTTAAAATTATGAGCCCAGGAAGTATAATTAAAAAAGGCTGGGCTCCTACAACTCACTTCGAACCTTTATGAAATTAAAAGTAGGACACATAGTTCGAGTTCGCTTTTTTGGTGGACCCTATGCGGTAGTTGAGCTTACAAAATATATACCTAAGTTAGACTCCTTTTGTTTTAGGTATATTGACAATAATACTTGGCCTAAAAATGGCTGGGCGCTGAGAACACAGCTAGAGCTTTTAGAATGAATGTAAAATTAATTTCTTACTCCACTCCTAGCGAAGACTTACAATCTCTTGGTCTGCAAACTTTATCTGATTTGATTGCGTATGTTGCTCGAGTATCAAACCCAGAAAATCAAATAAATACAGAAACAGCTCCTAAGCTGTTAAATTATTTGCAAAAACATGGACACTGGAGTCCATTTGAAATGGCTTGGGTTTGTATGGAAATTAATACAACTCGAGACATTGCTCGTCAAATACTTCGGCATCGTAGCTTTTCCTTTCAGGAGTTTAGCCAAAGATACTCAATCGTCCCAACGGAGTGGGAAATTCGAGAAACCAGGCTTCAAGATACAAAAAATCGACAAAACTCCATTGAATCTACAAATGAAAATTTGAACGAACTTTGGGCAACGCTACAAAAAGAACTTGCATTGCACGCTCAAGATGTGTATAATAGTGCTCTGGAAAATGGAATAGCAAAAGAGCAAGCGAGAGCTGTTCTTCCAGAAGGTATGACGCCTTCGCGTCTTTATATGGCGGGTACAGTGCGATCTTGGCTACATTATGTAGAACTGCGCTCCGCAAATGGAACTCAAAAAGAGCATCAAAAAATTGCTCAGGCTTGTGGACAAATTCTTTTCGAACTATTGAACGGAAAAAAAGATGAATCTTAATCAGTATTCAAAGTTTATTGCGAGTATTACTAGCGATCAAAGTACTTATCTAACGTCCTTTGCAGATCGCCTTCGAGAGTTGCATAATGATACTGTCAATGCTCCGCTGCTTCTCACTTCTGCCATTGGGCTGGGAAGCGAGACTGGAGAGTTTCAAGAAGTTGTGAAGAAAATCTTCTTTCAAGGCAAGCCCATGACAGGTGATAATATCTATCACATGAAGCGCGAACTTGGAGATATTTTCTTTTATTGGATTTCGGCCTGTCGAGCACTCGAGTTCGATCCGCAATCGGTTATTAATGAAAATATTCATAAGTTGAGCGCTCGTTATCCAAACGGATTTCAAGTAGAAAATTCTGAAAATCGCGCAAAAGGAGATATCTAATGGAAGATTTTATTAATCACCCTCAGCATTATCAGCTTTGTAATGTAAAGAGCGTAAACTCTGAAGAAACTTTTGATACCGATGTTCTTAGTATTTTGGAAGCGTTGTGCGATAAAATTGATGCAGAGTCGTATGTAATGTCTTCGTCTATAGAGCCGCATTACTATTGCTCAGCTCTTGCGTACCTTATGCGCGCTCCTTTTAAGGACAATATGGAAGCAGATATTCGAAAAGCAATTTTTTATCTCTCGCTTCTAGCAGGAGACGACCCTCGTGAAGTTGGTGAAGAATAAAGGATTATTAGAAAATACGTGGTCTTGGCAGTTGCCTAGTGGCGGCATTCTTTCTGATCTTTTTTCGTCAGAAGCGGAAGCGCGCGACTGGGCAACTCGCTATCGTGTAGAAGAACAGCCGGATGGCACGTTCATTTACTTTTTAGAAGCAATAGAAAAGGCAAAAAATGGCTAAAGGATCAACGGCTTCGAAACAACAACAAAAGATTAAGCACAAGCCGAAGCGTACTTCATCGAGCGGTAATCCTAGTATGATGAAGCGAAGCACAATGTCTAAACATCAAAAAAGGAGTTACAAAAAATATCGTGGCCAAGGTAGAGGATAGAAAAATAACGATTGATATTGAAGAGCTTCGAAAACGAAAACTCTTCATTGCTACACCTATGTACGGCGGTATGTGCACTGGACCATACGTTCACTCTATGCTTCAGTTTTCTACCGTTTGTCGCCAATACGATCTTCAATGGGATGCTAGTTTTCACTATAATGAATCGCTGATTCAGCGAGCACGAAACTATCTAGTAGATGGATTTTTGCGTAGCGACTGTTCGCACATGATGTTTATCGACTCTGACATTTCTTTTAATCCTATGGATATTCTAGGAATGCTGGCTTTGGCCGATAAAAAGTCTGAATATGATGTGCTTTGTGGGCTGTATCCGAAAAAACAAATTCACTGGGATCGTATTCAAAAGGCGGTTCAAGACAACATTGAACTTAAAAATCCTGATGAACTTGCTCAGTTTGGAGGAGGATTTGCTTTTAATTTGATTCCTGGCACAGAAAGCTTTAAACTTACTGAGCCGGTACAAATTTTAGAAGGCGCTACTGGATTTATGCTTATTCAACGGCATGTGTTTGATCAGTTTAAAGCTGCCTACCCAGAAAATTCGTACTCGCCAGATCACAAATACTCGACAGACTTTAACGGCGAGAGAGATATTGTAGCATACTTTGACTGTGCAATTGATCCGGTTAGCCGACGTTATCTTTCCGAAGATTATTACTTTTCGCGAAAGATTATTGATATTGGATTAAAAGTTTGGGCTTGCCCTTGGATTTCTCTCACTCATGTGGGAACATACGGATTCCAAGGAAATCTCAGCGCACTGTCAGCAGTAAACGCTCCGCCTAATTAATCATGACAAATCGTATATTTGAACTGGCAGCCGAAGCGGGGCTTGTAACAAGCTCAGATATTCCTAGCGTTGCAAGCGGTATAACTACTTCAGATATTGAGGAATTTGCTGTTTTATTGTGGAGAGAAGCGATAGCTACTATCGACTCTCAACGAAATGCTCTTGATCTTTCTGAAAGAGCATCGGGAGTAAAGGCGGGCAGAGACGCTCTTGTAAGACGTTTAAAAGAGTTTGTTTAAATTATGCATTGTACCAAGTGTGGATTTGCTTTAGAAATAGCTCATCCAAAGCGAGGTTTACCCAGCGAAGTCGAGCAGCTACGAAATGAACTAGAGGCTGAACGGCTGAAAAGTCGACTACCGAATGAATTAATTGAAAAATTAATTGATGTACAAAAATACTACGTTCTATTGGACGAGCTCCGAAGATTGTGTGAGAACATTCTTGTGGAGGTGGAGAAACACAGCGATGGCGTGCAAAAATTGTAAGTGCGATGAAAATATGGAGGCAATGCTAGAAGCAATTCAAGCTTTGTGGAATGATAAGCCTAGCGAGGCCTTAAAAGTATTAAATCATGCACTGGCAAATGCTGCCAAGAAGCCTGAAAAGGCTGATGCAGCTTTCACGAATGAAAACGTTTGATCACTGTCTAAAAATTGTTCTAAAACACGAAGGTGGCTTTGTAAACCATCCCCAAGATCCAGGAGGTGCTACAAATCTTGGCATTACAAAAGCCACCTATGAACGATGGGTGAAACGAACCGTATCGGTCGAAGACATTAAAGCTTTGACGATAAAAGATGTTGAGCCTATCTACCGAAAGCAATACTGGGACCGCATGTCCTGCGATCAATTACCTGTAGGTATTGATTTAATAGTATTTGATTTTGGTGTCAACGCGGGGCCTTCGCGCGCTGTTCGATTTTTACAAAAAATTGTAAAAGCTAAAGAGGATGGCGTGCTTGGGCCCCGTACCATTAGTGCAGCATTAAACATTCATAATCCTGTAGTGGCGATTATGGAATTTAAAACGCTTCGACTTGACTACTATCGTCGACTTTCTACTTTTCCAGTTTTTGGAAAGGGCTGGAGCCGCCGAACAGAAGAAGTCACTGAAGAAGCTCTTTCAATGCTAACAAAATTTTAAGGAGAATGTATGACTAAATATCTTATCGCAGCTGGACTGCTGGCAGTTGCAAGCTCTGCTTTGGCAGAGGTTCGTTTCTATGGCGAGTATCGAAACGAGGTCGGTTTTGTTGACGAACACTATGTAGACAATAGCTCGATTAATACTGTAAGCCTTGGCGCTCAGGGAAAGTACCTGTATGCCGAAGTAGGTCCGGCATTTTATGACGGTGAGTATGGGCTTGCTCTGGAGGCTGGCTATTCGATTCCGTTCGCGGATAACTGGGAGATTCGAGGAGAAGTAGAAACCTTTCAGCTTGACAGCTTCGAAGGTGAAATTGGCTCTCGGGTCGAGACAGAAATTCGTCGGTACTTCTAAAATTTAGTTCTTGACTTGATAGCTCGTTTTCGGTATTATATATCCGAAAGTTAGAGAGTCATTGAACAATTCAAAAGGCTTCGCTATTCGCCGCCGGGTAGCGAAGCCTAACTCTAGGAGCTACTTATGTATGTAAATATTGGTCCTTACCCCGACAGTTACGACGAGGAAAGAAGTATAGAGATTCGCATAGATAAGTGGGATACCTACAATATGGAGCATACTCTTGCGCTGATAATTTCTCCTATGCTGAAACAGCTAAAGACAACTAAGCACGGTGCTCCGAATACCGATGACGAAGATGTACCAGAGCACCTACGATCTACTTCGGCTTCCCCCAAAGAAGATGTATGGGAAATCGATGAATTTCATTTTGATCGGTGGGACTGGATACTGGATGAGATGATCTTTGCGTTTGATAATAAAATTGACGAAAGCTGGGAAGATCAGTTCTTTCCCGAGGTAGAAGCAGAGGACGAAGAATCTTTTCGAGTTAAAACACGAGAGTTTACTCTCCCAAAAGAATATTACGACTATTGTGATCGCATACAAAATGGCTTTAGACTTTTTGGAAAGTATTACTCACATCTTTGGGATTAAAACTGGAGTCTCTGAGATGAAATATAAGTATATCTTAAAAGCAGAGATAGAAGTAGAAGCTCCAACGAGGATGGCCGCAGAAAAGCTAGTGAGAGCCGAGCGTTATGGTCTTAGAGTAGTTGGAGCTTCTTTTAAGAGCATGAGGATTAATAGATTTGATCGTATACAAGGATCTATTAAAATACTTAGCCAGAAGATTACAAGAGAATAGTTTTGAAAGGAAAACCTATGTCAACTCAATTTGATCTAGAACAACAAATTATGGACTGCTGGGGAATAGTAGACGATCTTAAGTCGATCTACAGTTCTGATACTTTGTTCGAGGACTCTGATGAAGTCCCGACCATATTGATGGGGATCAGTAAGCTGTATCATCTAAAGTTTGATCAGCTATTTCAAACTTTTGAGAAAATGCTGAAAGAGATTGGCAAGATTGAACCATACGAGCTTGCCGACATTTCTCCCAGAGAAACGTTAACACCTTTAGCAGACCGTATAGAGTCAATGAGGGGGATCAATAAGCCTGAAACTTATCCGCTTACGCCGGAAGAAATGTTGGAGTCTTATGCAGAGCGTTTTGAGTATGCTGGGGTTTCAGAAACCGTTGCTAAACATTATGCCAAAGAGATACGAGAATTTTTGAAGAATCGCTCTAGTCCGCCTGATTGGGAGATTTAAAAATGCAAATAGAACTTCCGTATCCTATGGTTTGTGAGATTGTTACCCAAGATTTACACCAAAATTTAACTAACTTACAAATAGAGTATGAATCTCGAAAAAACGGCAATATTCCGGCAGGAGTATTTTCTTCTGATCTTGAGACCGATCTAAAAAAGATTAGAAAAACTATTCGTGCAATTCTCCGCATCTTGGACTATTATGGCCAGACATAAAACAGTTGTTGACTCTTTGGTCGAGGCGTGTCATAATAGTTTCTGAAATCGAAAAGAGAAATAGAAAATGATGAAGAATGATGGTGGGACGGCATTCCCGACCCATAGAGACTTGAAAAACTTTTGTCCGGGCATGTCCCTGCGTGACTACTTCGCGGGGCAGGCCCTCGCTGGAATGCTTGCCGACTCTGAGCGAGCGGGCGGATTTAGCACGTATGCAAAAGATGCTTATGCTTTTGCTGATGCAATGCTGAAAGAGGGTGCTGGACTGTGAACGAAATTTTTTGGTTTTTAGCTCGTCAAGCAGGTTTTGCTTTTTGGGAAGCTGAAGAGTGGAACCAAAACAATGAAAGAATTGACTGGTCTTGTAGCTATGACGAAGAACTACAGCGCTACACTCAACTTGTAATTCAACATACGCTAGAGCATCTTCAGCAATCTTAAATAGGCGAAAGTAAAATGAGCAAACAATTTGATCTTGAACAACAGCTTATGGAAGTCTGGCAAATTATTGACGATCTGAAACTTTTTCGAGAAGTTTTGGATAGCGAAGAATTTGCTGGGCTGTCGGCTGAGTTTACGGATAAAATCGACAATTTTATGCTCTCGCTTGTAACTCTCTATAGCTATAAGTTTGACAAAACTTATAACACTTTCAAAGAGCACTTAGAGGAGTTTTATAGTCATAAAAACGCTAGCCTCCCCAAAAATAATTCTTGACCTTTAGCTCAAGATTTACTATAATACTCACTGTAAAGTAAATAAATAAATTTGCTCGGTCAGTACGGTGGGACGTGCGGGTAGACAATACACGGACAAGGTTCGAATCCAAACTGAGCAATTATGATCGTATGATGTTGATTGGAACTGTTTTGGAAGGCGGTTCGACTCCGCCCACCTCCACCAAAGTATATTCTTTGAGGTCTTGGTCGTTACCAGCGTAGCAAAAACGGCGACAGAGTATACTTTGATGGGGGTGTTCTGGTTTCGACAGAGCAGGAAAAAGACGCGGACGATCCGGCAATGCGAAAGCCGTTAGGATTGGGACTTCCCGGTCGAAGAAGCAAATAAATATAAAAGCAAACGATGACTTTTATAATGAGGAATATGCTGTAGCAGCATGATTTCTCGGGGTTTCGGGAGTTTTGTGTTCCCCAAAGGAACCTCCTCGCAACAGAAAAACTCCCACTAATTAGGAAAACAATAGTGAATTTATTTTTAGTTATTATACTTTTGTTTGCTGGTGTTAACGATATTTATTCCACTCGAGAAAGTTCGGACTGGTGGGATAAAGACGAGGAAGAGGATGGGTTCGATAATGTGGCTAGAATTCTCTAGCTGCGTTCCTTAGCTCTTTTAAGAGCAGATTGAATTCTAGGAATTCAATTAGGAGAAAAGTATGAATTTTGTTAATTATTTCAAATCGAAAACTGTATGGCTGGGTTTAGTTACTGTAGTTCTTTCCTGGGCTCAGCAAACAGTTAGCGAGTCGGGATTGACTCCGGAACAAGTAACTGTAGTCGGCAGCATTCTTGGTGGATTGATTGTTGCGCTCCGAGCAGTAACAAAAACTCCGATTAGCGAAAAATAGGTTTTGTTTGAAAAAGCTCACAGTATTACTGTGAGCTTTTTTATGGCGCTTCCGTCAAGGGGCGGGTTTATTTTTTAGGAGATAAATTATGACTAAACTACTTGACCACTTCTTTGTGGGTGGCGATAAGCTTTTTACAGACTTTTTTGGCGATCTGAACGTAGACGCATTTCCTCGGTTTAATATCGTAAAGCTTGAAGATCAGAACTATAGAGTAGATTTGGCTCTTCCAGGTTGGTCAAAAGAACAAGTGAAGATTCATTTTGACAACGGTATTCTGCTTGTAGAAGGAGAGAAAAGTTTAAGCTCAGAAACTTATATTCATAAGGGTATAAGTGGAAAAGCATTCCGGCGCAGTTTTTTTGTACCAAAAAATCTTGAAGTGACAGACGCTACGTTTAAAGACGGGCTATTAAAGATTACTTTCAAGCCTCGGGCAGTTAACCCCGCCAATTATATTGAGATACAATCATGAACACGATTTCCAACATTTTTGAAAAAGCCGGTATTACCCTTCTTGGGTTGATGGTAGGCGTAGGTGCTTTTGAATTAGCATCTGGGCTTCCTTTCGGCTGATATAAGTGATGGGGTGGTTTCCTAGACATAATGCTGGACAAGTAAATTTAAAACGTCTAATTCGTCAACTTGAGATTGACGCAGGAAAAAAGTTAAGAGTTTACAGCGATACAGAAGGATTTCTGACCGTAGGAATAGGTCATAAAATATCTAAGAAAGATCCTTTACCTATTCGCTCGTTAAAATTAGGCGATACAATTACTGAAGCACAGAGTCGCGAGTTGTTTGAAGAAGACCTCGCCATTGCATTTTCTGACTTCAGAATCATCTTTCCAGACTGGGAAACCATCCCTGCCGAGGCCCAGGAAGTATTAATAAATATGCTGTTCTTCCTGGGCCGCGATAATTTCCTTTCTTTGAAAGAATTAATCGCAACTGTTTATACTAAAAACTGGGCAAATGTAGCTAAAGAAATGGAGTCCAGTTTTTGGTATGCACAGTATGGCGAACAAGCTCGAAGACTAACTGCCAAAATGAGAATAATTCATGAACTTTCTATTGGAATTTAAAAGAATTCTTAACCTCGTTTTTATTCTTGGTACTCTAGGATTATTTACATATTTATATATTTTCGTAAATAATCTTTCAAATTCAAATAAAACTCTTCAAGCACAACTACAAGTGCGAACTTATCAAATTCAACAACTTTCGACTTCACTTGAACGAATTTCTCAAAGCATTAATACTCAAACACTAGAGCTCAATAATTTAAATGCTCGCACGGTGAAAATTAGAGAAGAAGCAGCTAAAGCACAAGAAATATTTCAAAAACACGATTTAACAAAATTATCGGCGGCTAAGCCAAATCTGATACAAATACGAGTGAATCGGGCGACGCAGCAAGTATTTGACACTATAGAGGCTGAAACTCAGCAATTTCAAACTGAGCTTTTAAAGTGAAAAAACTTATAATTTGTGCAACACTTTTAAGCGGATGCTCGCTTTTGCAGCAAAAGCCTGAGCTTGCGCCGAACTACTGCGAACCGACTCCAATAATTCATGCCGCGCCCGTAAGTGCGGTTACATTACGGTCTGTAGAATTTTATGTCGTATCAGAAAAAAATTTAGACGAGTTTTTAGCAAAAGCAGGAAATGAACCGTTTTTTGCGATTACGCCAAAAGGCTACGAAAACCTGTCTCACAATGTGCAGGAATTGCGGCGATACATCAAAGAATCGCAGAGCGTGATACTCTTCTATCGAAGCATTCATGAAAGATAGCTTTACAATAACTCGAGCCACTCCTTTGCTTGAGATAGTTACAACTACATACTATGTAGTAAATCTACCAGTAAGTTCTATAGCAAACTTTGTTACTCATGAAAGTAGACTAATTCAACCAAACTTTTATGAGTTGGAAAACGATATACTAGTAAATGGAATGAAACATCCAATTATAGTTACAGAAAATACTTTAGAAGCCTACAATCACGGTAAGCAGTCGGTCGATGAAAACTGCTTATCGCTTTACGACTCCAAAAAACCATATCTTTGTCTATTTGGAAATCAAAGACTAGCAGTTGCATTTCGAAACAATTATGAAAATATTGATTCGATTGTTGTTTCCACGCCAGAAGAGGCAATCATAGTACATAATCAATTATGCACCCAATAGGATCAATTGCTACCATAACATGGCATCCAGTATACTTTCAATTTATTGGAGTAGACGTATGTATAGTTTCTGAGCCATATAAAATTTTGGATGTTCTTTCAAAAAAACAAATTGAAAAAACTCAACCAGGCTGGCTCAGTTATCTTGAGCTGGACTATCAAACAGTGCTTTTTACTGCAACAAAAGATGTGTTTCACTATCCATGCAATTGGATGATTCAAAAAACCTTCTATCAAGATAACCCTTACAAAAATAAAAAGATATCCTAAAATATATGTTGACTTTTTTAGTTTTTTTAAGTATACTATATTTCAAATTTGAAAAGAGCATTCGGCAATTTTTGGCTTCCATAGCTCAACAGGTAGAGCAACTGATTTGTAATCAGTAGGTTGGGAGTTCGATTCTCTCTGGGAGCACCAAATATGTGGAGACTTTGGGCAAAAGCTCTAGGCGAAAAAAGCGGCAGTACGGACAAAGAAGCAAACACTATAGCTTTGATTCGTACAGTGATAGTAATAGTCACTCTGCTTACAAACTTTGTAATTATGGCGGGAGTGCTTCGCCATTGGTATGATTGATACGCGGGTATGGTGGAATCGGTAGACACAACAGACTTTTAGTATAGTGTATGGTTTACGAAAATATTAAAAAAATATATGGCCCCTACATAGCTAAGGATAATAGATCTAGAATAGTTATTGTGTTTCTTGATGGAACAAAGAAAACTGTTTCATATCCTAAGTTTATTATGGAAAACCATATTGGTAGAAAGTTTACCAAAAATGAAACCGTAGACCACATTGACGGAGACGTTACTAATAACGATATTGATAACTTAGCGGTTATTGACCGCTCAGCACATGCAAAACTTGACGCAAAACGAATAGGCTCTCAAACTTTTATATGTGAAGTGTGCCATTCTAGTTTTATCCTAGAAGGGAGAAAGCTACACGATGCTAAACATAATAGAAGCAAAGGAAAAAAGGGCCGTTTTGCAGCAGAAGCTGCGCTGGGAAAGCTTCTCAAAATATAGAAACTTTTAGCTCGCAAGAAGTTATTGTAACGCACTATACAAATAAGAGCCTTACTAGGGAAACTTAGTAAGTGGACCTCGCTAAAACGGTGAAACCTTTAGTCATGGCAACGCCGTGCTAGTCGAAAGACGAGTGTAGAGACTTTACACGAGGTACCTAAAGTGGAAACACTATGGTAAAGACAAAGTCCAGACCACAAACAGTAATGGCGTGGAAACACGTAGTGGTAAGAAAATCTGTCGCTTTTATAGCGTGCCGGTTCGAGTCCGGCTACCCGCACCACTTTTAGAGAATTATATGAGCATAACTCATCGCAGTAATATTTTAAAGGCTCTCAAACAAAAGTACGAAGCAGAGATAGAATTTCATAAAGTAAATATTGAAATTCTATTGAACAATCATGTTGGAGTTGGCGAGCATCCTGATATTATGAAAACAATTGATCAGGAAGTAGCAATTCTAGCAGAGTGGGAAGAAAAACTACAGATTTTGACAAAACATTTTTAAGAGAAATATATGCACCTTGTACACGTACATTTAATCATTCGCGCAGAAGTACTAAATCCTCCAACGGCTACAGAGCACTTGGAGCACTGGATGACTACGCTAGTCTCTAAGATTGGCATGAAAATTTGTAAAGGTCCTATTTCTCATTATTTAAATGTCGAAGGAAATCGTGGATTGACTGGAGTTGTGATTATCGAGACCAGTCATATTGCGATTCATGTTTGGGATGAAACGAATCCTGGACTTATTCAACTTGACGTATATACCTGTGGTCCTATGGACCCAAGAGATGTGTTTCAGGCGCTGGAAGAATTTGAGCCAGTCAACGTGTCTTACAAGTACCTAGATCGCGAATCTGGGCTAGCAGAAATTCCCCTTTAGCGGCTTTTGCATAAAGGTAGTGCCCTAGCCTTCCAAGCTAGAGGTGAGAGTTCGATTCTCTCAAGCCGCACCATCGTAAGGGCTGTTAGCTCAGTTGGTTAGAGCACCTGGCTTTTAACCAGGGTGTCCTGGGTTCGAATCCCAGACAGCCCACCAATTCGCTTCGGTAGCTCAGGGGTAAGAGCGGGCGTCTTATAAGCGTCAGGTCGATGGTTCAATCCCATCTCGAAGCACCATATGGAGTAAACAATGGTAGATTTAGTTCCTACAGATGCAATGGCAGCCGAAGCCAAGCGGGGTTTAGAGTGGCGCAAAGAATATAATCGAGGTGGTACGATTGTAGGAGTCACTCGTGCAAATCAATTGATTCGAAAAGAAAATCTTTCTCCGCGCACGGTTCGGCGTATGCATTCTTATTTTTCTCGACACGAAGTCGATAAGCAAGGCCAAGGATTTTCCCCAGGAGAGCAGGGGTACCCTAGTGCTGGGAGAATTGCCTGGGCTTTATGGGGAGGTGATCCTGGGCAGTCTTGGGCTCGAAATAAAGTAGAGCAATTGAATAACGATAAAGTTGCATATGAAGATGACGAAGACGATGAAAGTTTTGACTCGTTGCTCGATCGTATCGAGGAGCTAGTAGGAGAACTCTCTAGTTATGTAGAGTTGATGAGATCAAATAATGCCAAAACCTAGAAAAAACGAAACGGAAGAGTCTTTTATTGCCCGCTGTGTGCCAGAAGTTATAAGAGAAGGCCGCGATCAGCAGCAAGCAGTTGCAGTTTGTTATTCTACCTGGAACCAACATCGAGGTAAATCTGGGGCTTACTCAGACACAGAAGGAATGGATGATAAGGAATAACTAATGATTAAGCCTGAGTACGAGAAAATTTTACAGCAGCTTATGAATCAGGAACTCACTGTAAGTGAACTTTCGGATGAACGCTGTAGACTCGTACTCAGGTATTTAATTTTAAAGCTACGCCTCAAATTTTAGAAAAAGTTTCTTGACTTTATTACGTCAATTATATATAATATATCTTTCAATGTCAGAGAACTTTAGTGAACATCTTTATTCTCGACCACGATCTTAAAAAAAGTATTGAATATCATGTCGATAAGCATGTAGTGAAAATGCCGCTTGAAGCTGCTCAAATGATGAGCACAGCTCTATGGGTAGATAAACTATTAGGTTTTGTTCCTCGTGCTCTTACCAAAGAAGAAACTGGTATTCTTAATAAAGCGAAGAAAGAAATCGCTCCCCTTCCTTTACCAGAGAGGCCTTTGTCGCCGTATCTGCCTACTATGTATAATCATCCGTGTACTATCTGGGTGCGCTCGTCATATGAAAACTATGCCTACACTTTTAATTATGCGGCAGAGCTTTGTGATGAGTACACCTATAGATATGGAAAAATTCGTGAACTCGAGCATATTGTAAAGAATTTCAATATTCCTAACAATATGCCCAATTTGGGGCTAACGCAATTTGCGTTAGCTTTATCCCAACATTTCCCGCCAGAACTAAGAAATCCAAACGACCCTGTTCAAACTTATAGATATTTTTATATGCTCGACAAAGCAACGTTTGCTCAGTGGAAGTTTAGAAATAAACCCGAATGGTGGGACGAATCTTTTGCTAGTTACGATAGGAGAATTTCAGGAAGATAATATGAAAGCTGTACTTAAAAATCTGCCTCAGCCCAGAGTAGTGACTCACATTAACTTTGTAACGTATCATTGTCCTCTGTGCAATGCACAACTTCAAACTGTTGATGACGTATACGAAGATAATAAAGGTGAACTAGACCATATTGGTTACGAATGTTATGAGTGCGGATACGAGTGGATAGAATCATGATAGAATCAAAACTATTAGCGAAACGAACAGCATTAGCAATGATGATTTCGAGCGTGCTCGCACTCACGCCAACATACGCTTCTACTCCTGATGCGCCTTCACTGTGTGATATAGGCACAAGCTGTAGCGGGGTTGATGAGCCGGGCGAAGTTTCTTCGGCCATTAAATGGAATCCTGGGCATTATGTAATTTCAGATAATGGAGCGGGGCTGCTTAAACGTCTTGCATATTTGGATGAAATTGCTGAAGAGCCCTCTATTAGAGGTCTTCAGGTACGTTACTATTGGAACGAACTAGAGCCTCGAAAGGGTGAATATGATTTTCTAGCTTTGGACGCTCTGTTAGATAGAGCTGAGTCTGTAAACAAGCAAATTATATTAGAAGTATGGACTCGTTCTTTTGGAGGAAGACTGAAGCCTTCTCCGGCTTATATTCAGACTGAAGAATATGGTGGGGGCGACTATTCCGTCTACAATGATGGCACCCGATTTGCGACTCGTGTATGGAATCCTGCTGTGATGGATCGGCTAATTGCACTGTATCAAGCATTGGGAGAGCGATACGATTCACACCCAAACTTTGAAGCAATTGCTACAGCCGAGACTGCATTAGGGGGTACTGTTACTAATCTTCCGGGGTTTTCGTCTACAGCAGCCACAGATCAATATCTAAGATTGATGCAAGCATCACGAGCTGCTTGGCCGCGAACTATAGTTCGGCTATCGACAAACTATTGGCCTAGTCAGAGTTTATTTGTAAGACTGCATAATGAGTCGTTGCGCTATCAGTATGCACTAGGCGGGCCAGATATTATTCTGGCAACTCCAGCGGCAAGTACAAACGCCTCTCAAGCTCTAATCGTAGGAGCTACAGGAGAAGTAGATTTTCGAGGAAAAGTACCTATCATGTTCAATGTGGAAAGCGATCTTAAAAAGTACGAGCCTACGGGAATTTATGATAAGGCAGCGTATGATTTGAAAGCTACACATATCTCATGGCAACGTAATACTTGGAATGGGGGGCCGACTCAACAGTGGCAAACTGGAGTACTTCCTTTTATTCGTTCTGTTGGAGGGTCATTTCCAAATGTAAACTGTCCTGAGAGCTTTGTTAAGGGTTGCACACCTTCGGAAAGTGAAACGCAAGAGTAAAAATGAAAGTTCAAAAACGAGTAAAAAAGCAAGCAAGCGAAAAGCTTACTGATGCTAATATCAGTCGAGTTATCGAACTGTTAGAAAACTCGGAAAAGCCGATTTCAAAGAAAGAGGCTTGCGAGATATTGAACATATCGTACAACACAACTCGTCTAAATACAATTCTTTCAAACTGGAAAGAAGATCAGGAAAATACGGCGAAAAGAAAGAAAGAGCGCCGCGGCAAGCCTGCTCAACCAGAAGAAATACGCAATATTGCGGAATCTCTTCTAGAAGGAGACAATGTTGCCGCAATCTCAAAACGCATCTACCGTTCGCCAGCATTTGTAAAAAATGTTGTAGCTAGAATCGGTATTCCTGAAAAAATAACTGGAGACGATAAGCATAAAATTGCTATGCTGCCAGAAGAGTGCGTCGGAGAAGAGTTTGCTATAGGAGAGATCGCTTGGTCAGCAAAGTATCATGCACCTTGTCGAGTTGAAAAAGAGATGACTGAGCCAGTTTACACGGAACGATACGGCTCTAAGTGCTATCGAGTGTATATCACAGAAAAAATGGAAAGTACTGCTACGTATTTTCCTTCTGTTGAGTTTGGCGGATTTTTTGCATACGTGCCTGGGTACGATCTGGGCAAACTAAAACATTTGGAACAATACGGAGTGTCTTTTAAATACATATGATGTACTTTATCGCGTTCGCAGTAGCTACAAACATTCTTGCAATTAAAGAGATTTTTTATCCGATTCGACGAGACTACATGCGAACCAGTTTTCGCAGACCGAGTTTTATCGCTGCAACAATTTATTACCTGCTTGCACTAGGCATGTCTACATTGTTCAGTCCGATCTTCTTCTATCTGTGTGTATTCAGCAAAGAACGGTGTCGGAAAATTCGTGAAGCAACTCTCGAAGAATTAACTAAATTTGACCAGTGATATAAATAAGTGTTGACTTTCGTTGCTATAGGCTCTATAATATATTCTCAAAATGAGAAAAAGACATGGGCGATAGATTTTACGAAGCTCAACTTAGAGCAACGGGTTCTACGATTGGTGTAACAGGCAAAAGGAGACGAAAAGTGGCGTGGGATGACGAAAAACGGGCAGAAGCAATTCGCATGTATGAAGAAGCAGAACCGACTCCAGAAAATTCGATGGAGATCGTGAAGGACATTGCAGAAGAACTCGACGAGTCTCCGAACGGAGTTCGAATGATTCTTACCAAAGCAGGCGTATATATTAAGAAGGAAGCCGCAGCGGGGTCTGGGGCTAAGGCTTCGAAGTCAGAAGGTAGTTCAAAGGTTAGCAAGACCGTAGCCTTCGAACAGCTCGAAGCAGCAATTCGGGATCTTGGCCTCGAGCCAAATGCCGAGATTATCGAGAAACTTACTGGCAAGGCGGCTCTTTACTTTGCAGAAGTGTTGGGTAGCGCAAAAGCTGCGTAATACTTCTAAAATTGCCGGGAAGGGTAACACCTTCCCGGTCTTTTTTCGTCTACAGAAACTAACAAAGAAAGTCCCTGCTAAATAAGTTTTGCAATACTTTCTAAGGAATGTAGAATGAAAAAAGAAGAATTAAAACAGTTATTAAACGAGTATGGCGACGCCATTATTACTTATCGAAGCCCAAATTCCAATAAAGTTAAGTATAATGTTTGTACGCTGGATTTCAACAATGAGTATATTCAAAGCAAAAACAATCGAGCAAAAGAGAGCTCTAGCACAGTGCTCATGTTTTGCTGGGATACAGACTCTTATCGTCTTATGACGCCTGACAATATAACTAGTGTAGCTCCTTTGAGCTCAATTCTCAACAATGACTGATATATATCAACGCATTATTGAGGACGGAGAGCATCATCAAATACGTTTAGTAGTAAACGAATTTAATGGAATCGAATATCTACATCTACGAAAGTACTACTTAAGTTTTGACGAAGAATGGCTTCCTTCTGGCACCGGTATTTCTTTCGCTCTTGATCTACAAAACAGCAAAGAATTATTCGCAGGACTAGCAGAGATTCTTTCTATTGCGGAAAGCAAAGAAATAATTAACGAGTATTTCAAAGAATTGCTACAAGAGATATACGAAAAATAAGTGTTGACTATTCTTTCTAAGTTTTGTATAATATATAAAATTTGGAAAGCAGGCTATGAACTTAGAAAGCATTAAACAGTACCTTGATTACGTTTCTAAAGCGTACTATGAAGGCACTCCAGTTCTCTCCGACGAAGAGTTTGATGCTCTAGTCGATCAATATAATTACGCTTCCGTAGGGCATAAGCATCCGAAAGGAATCGCTCATGCCTATCAGATGTATTCACTCAAAAAAGTGTACCCTGAAGACGAGCGGCCTTGGGCAGAGATTCTAGGCGTTACTACTGTTAAACTCGATGGAGCAGCCGTCTCGCTTCTCTATGTAGAAGGTGAGTTCTGGCTTGCTCTTACTCGAGGTGACGGTACTCGTGGGCAAGATATTACTTCGCTAGTAAGTACTCTTTCGATTCCGAAACAGATACCGCTAAAAGGTATTGTACAAATTACTGGCGAAGTGGTCGCTCCCGCGACAATCGAGAACGCTAGAAATTATGCTGCGGGCGCACTTAATCTAAAGTCTGTAGATGAGTTTAAAACTCGTAATCTGACTTTTTATGCTTATGGGCTTACTCCATATGTAAATGTTAAGTACGAAGATGATTTAGCAGACCTGTTTAAGTACGGATTTAATACAGTCTTGCACAATGATGTAAGTATTTATCCGACTGACGGATTTGTTGTTCGAATGAATAACAATGCGGACTTTGAGAGACTAGGCTATACGGCTCACCATCCTCGAGGAGCATACGCTCTAAAGACTCAAAAGGAAGGCGTAGTAACAACGCTAGAAAGAGTTATTTGGAATGTGGGGCGTTCGGGAGTAGTTTCGCCCGTAGCTGTGCTGACTCCAGTAGACATTGACGGAGCGACAGTTAGTCGAGCTACATTACACAACATGAAATATATCGAAGCACTGAATCTAGAGGAGGGCTGTCAAGTAAGAGTAATTCGAAGCGGAGACATCATACCAAGAATAATTCAGAGAGTAACATGAGTGTTGTGGTCATCATTTTTATTGTCTATAATAGTTTTTTGTACGTATCCGATTGTGTTGAAAGAAATGTGCGGGGACTACTGGGAGCTTGTATCTATTTGCGGAATTATATATGGAGTCATTTCCTCCCGGTACCAATAAAAAAATAAATCTTGACTTTTTACCCCAAGAAGCCTATAATAGTACTTCAAGATGAGAGAGCAGCCCATGACCAGCACAAATCTAAGAGCAATCAAAGCTCCGTCGGTATGCCCAAGTTGTGGCTTCATCTTGGAGTGGAAAAACGATCTGCTGTACTGCTTAAATGCCGATTGCTATGCTAAAAATTCAAAGCGTATCGAGCATTGGGCAAAAAGCCTTAAAATTAAGGGTCTCGGGCCAGCCACAATAGAAAAACTAAATTTACAATCAATTGAACAAATTTACGAACTGGATTTAGTGACTATCGTGGAAGCTCTTGGCTCTGATCTTGTAGGCAGAAAGTTGTTTGAAGAAATTCAAACTTCAGCTTCTGCTTCTCTTGAGAGTGTTCTTCCCGCGTTTGGTATTCCACTAATCGGAGAAACTGCTACAGCTAAGCTTTGCAAAGTAATTTCAAATATTAATGAATTGTCTGAAGCTGCTTGTAAAGAAGCTGGGCTTGGTCCGATAGCTACTAAAAATTTGATGAACTGGTGGCAGATTGCAAAAAACAATATTGATAATTATCCCTTTTCTTTTTCAGTACAAAAACAATCAAAAATTGAAGTAATTAAGGGAACAATCTGCATATCAGGAAAACTATCCTCGTTCAAAACTAAAGCAGAAGCAGCGGCAGCTTTGAAAGATCGAGGTTACATAGTCAAAGATAGTCTTACAAAAGACGTAACCATTCTAGTGAATGAAAGCGGAATAGAGTCTGCAAAAACCAAAAAAGCCAAAGAATCTGGCGTAACTGTAATCACAAATTTGAAATTATTTCTAGGAGATAGTAATGAGTAAAGCACTTCCGAAATGGACTGACGAGCGTACCGAAAATCTGCAAACTTTTGTTGGCGATGAAAATCCGGTATCTCAAGCAACCGTAGCCCAAGCAGCCGAACACTTCGAAACGTCGGCACGCTCGATCGCGAGCAAACTGCGTAAGCTGGGTTTTGAAGTCGAACTTGCTTCGGCAAATGTTCGCAAAGCGTTCAGCGATGAACAAGCACAAGAGCTGGCAGAGTTCGTAGAAGCCAACTCTGGAACGTACACCTACGGAGAGATCGCCGAGCAGTTTGGGGATGGCGAGTTTACCGCTAAGCAAATTCAGGGAAAAATTCTTTCTCTGGAGCTGACCGAACACGTTCGCCCCACTCCGAAGCCGGAAACCGTTAAGACCTATTCTGACAGCGAAGAGCAAGTCTTTATCAAGCTGGTAAACGACGGTGCATATCTGGAAGATATTGCTGAGGCCCTGAAGCGCGAAGTTAATAGCGTTCGCGGTAAGGCTCTGTCGCTTCTGCGTATCGGTACGATTCAGAAGATTCCGGCTCAGCGGGATCGCGTTCCTCCGCAGGCAGACCCGATGGATTCGCTCGGTGATATTACCGGTATGTCGGTAGAAGATATTGCAGAGCGTCTTGGTAAGACGGTTCGTGGCGTTAAGACGATGCTGACGCGTCGCGGCCTGGTAGCCTCGAACTATGATGGAGCTTCGCGGAAAGAAAAAGCCGCCGGCTAAGTCAGTCTGACTCTTAAACGAGGAAGCGAGTAGATTATTTTACTCGCTTCCTTTTTGTTGCATTGTAAAATGTAGGAGAGTTAATTGAACTTAGCCAGTGTTCTCATCAAAAAAATTATTGTTGATCGTGATGTGGACACCTGGGCTAGTCTGCAAAAGCATTACTTGCCTGAAGAATTCAGCAGAATTCACTCCGTAATAGAAAACCATGTAGATGAGTTTTCTACCCTCCCCAGCTTTGATGATCTAAAACTCTCTGTTCGTGATCGTCAAACTCTTGAAAAAATCTTTGTAGTTGAAAGAGCGGAAGATATTGATATTCCATGCTCTCAGCTTTTGGAATATCTAAAAAACGAGTACACTCAAGCTGAGATTATGCTTCAGCTCGAGAAGTATTTAGAGACTTCAGTAGCTATTGATAATGCTGAAGAAAGCCTTTCAAATCTACAAGCAATTGTTCTGGACGTTGAGTCTAAAGTCGATCTCAAGACGCCAGAAAATGATATGCGACGCATTGATCTTTTCTATTCTGAAGAAGAGCTAGCTAAGAACGTACCTCTGAGTCTAAATGCAGACTACGATGCTATGATGCGTTTTTCTCCTCGAGATTTGATTCTCATTGGCGGCCGGCGCGGGGCCGGTAAATCGCTTACTTGTGCAAACATTGCAGCTAACATCTTTGAAGAAGATAAGTCTGTAATCTACTTCACTATCGAAATGGATTCTAGATCGATTCTTCAAAGAATTTGTGCGATTGCTACAAATGTTAATATGGCTGCAATTCGAAATAAATCTCTATCTATTGCAGAATGGAGACGAGTTGCAGGCTGGTGGGCAAAAAGATTTGAAGAGGGCGAAAAAGCATATGATGACTATCTAGAGCATAACTCTTTTGATAAGTTTCACTCTCAATTGATTCGTAAACCGCTAAAGCAAGTTCAACTAGATGTAGTTTACGATCCAGAGCTGTCTGTTTCTAAAATTAGAAGTGAAATTGATAAAAAAGTTGTATCTATCAGTCCTCGAGCAATTATTGTAGACTATCTAAACCAAGTAAAGTATCGAACTGGTAATCAATATTCTAAGTTCGGTCAGTATGACTGGACCGAACAGATTGAGATTAGTAAAGCATTGAAAAGCATGGCTCAGCAGTATGAAGTTCCTATTATTGCACCCTATCAGATCGATGCAACTGGAGAGGCTCGTTTTGCAAAAGGTATTCTCGACGCCGCAGATGCAGCGTTTACACTGGATACTCATGCCCCAGAAGATGGGTGTATCACATTTAATTGTGTTAAAATGAGAAACGGAGAAGTTAAAGGCTTCACATCAGCAGTAGATTGGAAGACTTTAAAGATTGGCCCAGAGTCGGCAAAAAATCCGGCAGATAAAAAAGCAACAGAAGGCACGGGCGAGTCCGTGTATGATGACGAATGAATGTAGAAGAACTGCTTAATTCAAAAAAGATTGCTTTTACCGTCAGCGGCAAAGACTATTTGGTAAAGTGTTTGAACCCCGAGCACGATGACTCGAACCCAAGTATGAGAATAGATAAAGTACTTGGTATATTTCAGTGTATGTCATGTGGCTTCAGGGGAAATATTTTTTTTCTTTACAATCACACCCCAAATAGGTTAGAATTAATGCGTGAAAAGGTAAAGAGAAAGATAAATAAAATTCGACAGCAAAGTATCGGCTATTCCTTACCAAAAGACGCAATGGCTTACATTGGAAACTGGCGTAGCATCTCGCCAGAAACATATAGAAAGTTTGGCGCGTTTAAAAGCGCAGAAAAAGAATTTATTAATCGAGTAGTTTTTCCAGTTACAGATATTACAGGTAGAACAGTAGCTTTCATTGGACGAGACGATACAGGCACTTTGGGTAAAAAATACTATATACATCCAGGCGGAGCATCACTACCGATTTTTCCCGCGGTAACGCCAATTCAAGGTAGAGTGATACTAGTAGAAGGCATTTTTGATATGATTAATCTTCACGACAAAGGATTAACAAATGCCGTCACTTCGTTTGGCGTTACGACAGTGAAAGAGTCCTCCTTTGATCTACTGAAAGTACAAGGTGTAACTGGAATAGATATTCTCTATGACAGCGATACTGCCGGAGCAGAGGGAGCCAAAAAAGTAAAAGAAATCGCAGAAAAAGTAGGTATCGACGCAACGATACGAACTCTAAAAGGCAACAAAGACCCCGGCGAGTTAACAAAAGAACAAGTATCAAAACTGAAGGAGATTCTCTATGGCTAATGTAGCGATTGTAGAAGCAAAAGCAAGCCGAAATAATTACGCTCGCCTTTTCAATAACGCATTTGAATTTGAGCAATTTAGTTTGTGCTCAGATCCTGCTGTAGCCAAAGTTCTCAAGAAAAATGTAGATCTTGAGCTTGACGCTGATAAATACGAATGGGTTATTCTTGTAGGCTCGGAAGCTTGTAAGTATCTAGCAAATCTCAAATCTGTAACCGAGTATAGTGGTCGAGTAGTTGATACTAAATTTTTGCCTGTAATCAATCCGGCAATGCTGGCATTCAAGCCAGAAGTTGAGAAAATATGGCTTGAGTCTCGAGACAATATCATTAGTATTATTAGCGGACAAACTAAAGCAGTTGCTGTTGATGATTCGATTACTCGAGGCATCGAAGATCGAGACGAAGCTCTTGCTTATATTGAAGAAGCAATTGCTCATCCGTCTACCTTCATTGCTCTGGACTCCGAGACTACCAATCTTTACCCGCGCAACGGCCATATGCTTGGCATCTCTATGTGCTATGACGGAGAAAAAGGCGTATACATAAGTACAGATGTGATTGATGAAGTGATCGAACAACGGCTTCAACATCTGTTCAATACTAAAACGGTTGTTTTTCATAACGCTAAGTTCGATATAGGCTACTTTACTTATCAGTTCGGATTCAAGTTTCCGAAGTTCGAAGATACTATGCTTCAGCACTATGTGCTTGATGAGACGGTTGGTACTCACGGCTTGAAGCAGTTAGCTCTCAAGTACACTCCTTATGGAGACTACGAAAAGCCAATGTACGATTGGATGGAAGATTATCGTAAAAAGAACGGAGTGTTGAAAGATCAGTTTCACTTCGGCATGATTCCGTTTGACGTTATCAAAGTCTATGCTTCTATGGATGCGCTAGTAACTTATATTTTGCACAAAAAGTTTAATGCTTTGATTAACAAAAACACTAAGTTTAAAAATGTTTATTACAACATTTTGATCCCCGCTACTGCTTTTGTTATCGAAATGCAAGATGCAGGCATTCCTTTTTCTCGTAAACGATTGTTGCTTGCTCAAGAAACTTTGCAAACAGAAATTTATGAAGCCGTAGAGCAGCTTCAAAATTATGATGCAGTTCAGGCTTTCATGGATACACACAATGGAGAGTTTAATCCTAATAGTACTATGCAGCTTCGCGAACTTTTGTTTGATTATGTGGGCCTTACACCTACAGGCAAAAAAACGGAAAAAGGTGCAGACTCTACAGACTCGGAAGTTCTGAAAGAGCTGAGCTTGCAGCATCCGATTCCAGAGCTAGTGCTTAAGATTAGAAAAATGGGCAAAATTAAAAACACTTACATTGATAAAATTTTGCCGCAGCTTGATAAGGATTCTCGTATTCGTACTGGATTTAATCTACACGTTACTACCTCTGGTCGGCTTTCGTCCAGCGGTAAGCTTAACGCACAGCAGTTCCCTAGAGATAATCCTCTAGTAAAAGGTTGTATTCTGGCAAACCCCGGAAATCAAATCGTTTCTATGGACCTTGTAACTGCCGAAGTGTACGTAGCTGCGGTATTGGCAAAAGATAACGCTCTTCAAGATGTTTTTGTCTCTGGAGGAAACTTTCACTCGTCGATTGCTAAGCGAGTGTTTAAGCTGCCGTGCCCTGTGGAAGAAGTAGAAAATCTATACAAGCAAGAACGTCAGTATGCCAAAGCCATTACTTTCGGTATTATGTATGGAGCAGGCCCTCGCAAGATCTGGTCACAAGTACAAAAAGATGGTGGTAATATTACGTTGAAAGAAGCTTCTCAGATTATTGACGAGTATTTTCATGCTTTCTATGGTCTGAAGAATTGGATCGACAGTACTCGAGATTTTATTCGAGCAAATGCTTTTATTTACTCACACTTCGGGCGTAAGCGTAGACTGCCGAATGTACGCTCTGACAACGATGGAATTGTAGAGCACGAAATTCGCTCTGGCCTTAACTTTATGGTACAGTCTCCAGCATCGGATATTAATCTCATCGGGGCTTTCGAGGCTCACGAAGAACTAAAAAGTAAAAAAATGAAAGCAAAAATCTTCGCGCTAGTACATGACTCGATTTTGGCTGAAGTGCCTAACGAGGAAGTCGAAGAATATAAGTCAATCGTACAGACTTGTATTCAGCGCGATCGTGGATTGTCAATTCCTGGTGCTCCTATCGGCGTCAGCTTTGACATTGGGGAAGATTATTCTTTCGGTAAGCTGGAAAAGGCTTATCCGATTGTTTATAATGTTGCCTGAAGTAACGAAAGACACTATCAAAAAAGTTAGATTTCCAGTATTTAAACTTCGCTCAGACGAGCTTAGATTTTATAAAAATATATTGTACTGTGAAGATAAGATAGTGGACGATAAAAGTGTAGAAGGCAGCTCTTTGGGGGTCAGAAGGCTTAGAGTAAATTCTAAAGAACTTTACCCTCTTAGAGACTGCGCCTTTGATTTTCTCTCTATGATTCGTGCTGGGTATAAGCACTTTATAGACAGTAATGGAAAAGCTTTTACATATAGAAAAACAAAATCATGTAAAATACGGTCGTATAGAATAGATAGAGTGGAGCATAAAGACCACTATTCTACTCTTAAAGTTAAAGGCTTGTCTAAGGTATTCATCCTACCTAGACCGCCACCAGCGGGGTATTTCTGGGCAAATATCATCTTTTTTGATAGGTTTCCATGGGAAGTATTAAGTTTTTCAGAAGAAAAACAACCCGAGAAAAGAAGGTTAATTTAATGGCAAAACCCAAAAGACGATCATTAATTGATAATAATCTACAGTTGGAAGAAGTTGAACCACTTACTTATAATCAAAGAAAAGCTTTTGATAGTTTAAATAATCTTGTTCTGTGCGGATCAGCAGGTACAGGAAAAACCTTTATATCACTCTATCTCGCCTTCGACGATATATTGAAAGACCAGTACGGCGGAGTGACTCTTATTCGTAGTGCTGTTCCAACACGAGATATAGGCTTTTTACCTGGATCAGAGAAAGAAAAGTCAAAAATCTACGAAACTCCTTATCACAATATTTGTAATGAGCTTTTTGGTCGCGGAGATGCTTACGAAATTCTAAAAAATAAAGGAATTGTCGAGTTTATGACAACCTCTTATTTGCGAGGATTAACTCTTAATGATACAGTTATTATAGTAGATGAAACTCAAAACATGAGTTTTCACGAGCTAGACTCTATCATTACGCGAGTGGGCAAAAACTGTAGAATTTTGATGTGCGGCGACTTTTATCAGTCAGATTTGAAAGTAAACGGACTGGCAGATTTTGTTAGCATTATTAAAACAATGGATCGTTTTGATTTTATTGAGCTTGACGTAGAAGATATTGTTCGAAGTGATTTTGTTAGGGACTATTTAATTCAAAAACACATGTTTCTTAAATATCGGTGAAAGCAGTACTATCAAACAGAATATACATTCAGGTTAACTCAGAGCTTTTTGAAAAATTAGACTCTGAGTTAACTTATTTGATCCCTTCGTATAACGCAACCGAAGCGCCTCTTGTGATTAAAAACATGGGGCTTATTAAAGACAATCTAGTAACTCTACCTTCTGGGCGAATGGACCTTATTCCCGAAGGCTATGAAGTGACAGATAAACGAGTTCTGAACCCCGTAGAATTTCCAGAGCGAAAATTTGAATTATACCCCAGTCAGAAAGAAATTTACGATCTAGTAGACGATAGTTGCATTATTAATGCATCAGTAAGCTGGGGTAAAACATTTACGGCGTTAGCCATAGCGGGAAAACTCGGTCAAAAAACGCTAGTAGTTACTCATACTACAAATCTTCGTGATCAGTGGGCTGACGAAGTGTATAAAATTTACGGTTTTAAGCCCGGAATCATCGGCAGCGGACAGTTTAACATGGACGGTCCCATTGTAGTAGGAAACGTTCAAACGCTGTACAAAAAAATTAACGATATTTCAAGAGAATTCGGAACACTTATACTAGATGAAATGCACCATGTAAGCAGCCCGACTTTTTCTCGAATTATTGATAAAAATTTTGCACGCTATAAAATTGGCCTGTCTGGGACGATTGAAAGAAAAGACGGAAAGCACGTAGTTTTTAGAGATTATTTCAGCGAAAGAGTCTATCAGCCGCCGAAAGAAAACTACATGGTACCAAAAGTTGATATTATAGAAAGCGAAATACGTTTTATGGACGGAGCAAACATTCCGTGGGCAAACCGAGTGAACGATCTCGCCTTTAACGAGCAATATCAACATACAGTAGCTATGATAGCGGCGGCCTACGCCGCAAAAGGACATCGAGTTTTGGTGCTTTCTGACCGCGTACGATTTTTGAAGAGCTGCGCCGAGCTGGTCGGCGAATCTGCTGTAAGTGTTACGGGCGACCTAACGCGTGAAGCTAGAATAAAAGCTTCACAAGAAATTTCTTCAGGTAAAAAAGAAATTCTATTTGGTACACAATCTATCTTTTCGGAAGGTATTTCAATCAATGAGCTAAGTTGTCTTGTTTTAGGAACACCAGTGAACAATACGCCTCTTCTAACTCAGTTAATTGGTCGAATTGTACGCCTTTCTCCTAATAAACTACAGCCCACAATTGTCGATATACATCTTAAAGGCCGAACAGCAGTAAGACAAGCGCAGTCTCGAATGGCACATTATGTTAAAGAAGGCTATAGCATCAATATGCTATAAAAAAATAATTCTTGACAACTTAGTACTTTTTCTATATAATATATGATACTGTTTGACAAGTCAAAACTTATACGATTTAGCGGTGGCTCGACTGTAGCAATGATTGATATTTTAAGATATATCACCTACAGACCCATTCCGAAATCAAAGGGAGACGTCAAATGTTTAAAATACCAAACTATAAACTGGTTTGGAGACTCATTTCTACTCAACCCGGAGGCTTTTCTGGATAAACAGTGGAAATACACTCGAAAAGAAGTAGCTCAATATATACTTCTTGCAGCAAAAAGAAGTTATCCTGACTACGCTCTTTTTCGAACTAAAACTTTACCGATACATCTTGTAAACGTAAAGGCTATCGAAAACAACAGGCTACTAAAGATAAAAAACGAAGAAATTTATTTTTCTTTTGAGGAGGCTAAAAATGGCAATTAAGTTTAATCAGACGAAAGGCGGCGCAGTAAAAGAGAAAGTTGACCAGTACATTTATAAAAACGGGGATAATGTAGTTCGCCTTGTCGGCGATTTGCTTCCTCGATATGTGTATTGGATCAAAGGCGAAAACAACAAAGATATTCCGATGGAGTGCCTTGCGTTTGATCGTCAGCTTGAAAAGTTTACGAACCGCGAGAAAGATTGGGTTCGTGATGCTTACCCGGATCTGAAGTGTAACTGGGCGTATGCCTGCCAGGTTATTGATCCCAGCGACAACAAAGTGAAAGTGATCAATCTCAAAAAGAAGTTGCTTGAGCAAATTCTTGTTGCTGCGGAAGATTTGGGCGACCCGAGCGACCCCGATGAAGGCTGGGATATTTATTTCAAGCGCGTTAAGACTGGCGCACAGGCTTATAACGTAGAGTACCAGCTTCAGGCTCTGAAGTGCAAAAAGCGTGCTCTTACAGATAGCGAACGTGCATTGATTGAAAATCTTAAGTCGATGGACGACGTTCTTCCTCGCCCGACTCCTGACGCACAGAAAGAGCTGCTCGAGCGAATTCGTCGAGGAGGCTCGGGAGAGTCGGCATCTGATGAAATTCCAGAAGAAGTAGAAAGTGAACTTGATCTCTAATGAGAACAGTTGTAGCGGGATCACGAACGATTAATCGCTACTCTCATGTGGCTTCAGCGATTGCTGAAGCCCCGTGGGCTGTTACAAAAATCATTTCTGGCGGGGCTCAGGGAGCCGACGAATTTGCAGTATCATATGCAAATTTGAATCGAATTCCCTGTGACCTCGTCGTTCCTTTTTGGAACGAAGAAATTGAGTATGACAAGATTTCCGGAAAAGAAAGATACTCAGAGATTTTAAAAAAAGCCGAAGCTGTCATCGTAGTATGGGACGGAAAAAGCAAAGGAACAGCTCATTTAATAGAGCTTGCAAAAGAAAATAACCTTAAATTGTACGTTAAAAAAGTATAATAGACTCGGAGCGAGTGCATGTCAAAAACTGTTTTAGTTACAGGAGGCGCGGGTTTTGTAGCGCATCATGTAATTTATTATCTTTTAAAAAATACTGATTGGAATATTGTTAGCTTAGATCGGCTGGATTTTTCTGGTAATCTAAATAGACTCTCTGATATGGTGGCTGAATTTGAGCCTAATATTCGCAAAAGAGTTAAAGTAATATTTCACGATCTCAGAGCAGAAATTAATCCTATGCTCGAGAAAGATCTAGGAAAAGTTGACTATATTTTACATTTAGCCGCGGGTAGTCATGTCGATAGAAGCATTGAAGCTCCTATGGAATTTGTTTTTGATAACGTTGTAGGCACTGGGCATATTTTGCAGTATGCGCGCAAAGTAGCAAATCTAGAACGATTTGTTTACTTTTCTACTGATGAAGTTTTTGGCCCCGCTCCTAACGGAATTAATTACGGAGAACGAGATAGATACAACAGCTCAAATCCTTACTCTGCGACAAAAGCTGGTGGGGAAGAGTTAGCAGTAGCCTTTGAGAATACTTACAAATTGCCAATTTATATTACACATACAATGAATGTATTTGGGCAGCGCCAACATCCTGAAAAGTATATTCCTATGTGTATACGAAAAGTTAACGATGGCGAAAAAGTAACTATTCACAGCGATTCAACTAAAACAATTCCTGGAAGCAGGCATTACATTCATGCAGCTGATGTTGCCGATGCGCTGTACTTTTTACTAAGTACTAAAACTAAAGTATTTGAAGCAGACTGCGGCGGAGCAAAGTGCCCTAAGTTTAACTTAGTAGGTAAAGAAGAGATTAACAATCTACAGCTCGCCCAGCTTATTGCAGACGCACAAGGCAAGCCTCTTAAATATGAAATGGTAGACTTTCACAGCTCTCGACCTGGGCATGATCTACGCTATTCTCTTAGTGGAGATTATATGCGAAGGCTGGGCTGGGAACCTCGTATTAGTTTAAAAGAACGAATTAATGAAGTTGTTGAGTGGACACTAAATAATGAGCGCTGGTTACGTTGTTGAAAAAGAAAATAAAGATATTAATCAGTGTTTTAGTATGAAAAAGTATGTGGTTTTAGTTACCTCTGCTATATATACCAACTATGGCATCTACTCGCCCAAAGAGCGTATACTACAAACAATAGACACAATTAGAAGCATAAAAACTTCTATCCCAGGTAGTGTGATTGTTTTAGTAGATAATAGTAAAACTGATATACATGCTGATAATAGCTCTGCCTTGTCTACGCTTTTAAACTCTGTTGACTATTATATAGATAATAGCAATGATGCTAACATAAAATATTTTCATGATAGCGTTCAGAATTATGACGTAGGTAAGAATATGATGGAAGCTATAGGTATTTTTAATGCTTTATATGCTTTAATTAATAATAAAAATTTACATTCGATAGTTGCAAATAGTTCTAGAGTATTTAAAATTAGTGGAAGGTATAAACTTACAAGTAAATTTATAATAAATAATTTTGATAACCCCAGCACAGAAAAAAAATATATATTTAAAACTAGACAACCTAGTTGGATTCCTTTCCAAATAACCGGGGTAACCAGCCAGCTACAAACTCGCTTATGGTGTTTTGATAGTACATTACTCCCAGAAACCGCGGAGCTGTATAAAACAATTATAAATAATATGTTAAAAACAATTAATTCTGGGGGCTACATAGATAACGAGCACTCTATGAGTAAGTTTATACCGGCGGATAAATTGATTGAACTTTCAGAGGTAGGAATAGAAGGATGCATCGCCCCTAACGGTGTAAAAGTTATTGACTAAAAGTTCAATTTTTGTTAAATAATATGGATAGTCGACAATGAAAAAAGCACTTATTACTGGAATATCAGGCCAGGACGGCAGCTACTTAGCTGAATTTTTAATCGATAAAGACTACAAAGTTGAGGGGTTAATTAGGCGAAACAGTAGTTATATTGACCACCCGAATCTCAACAAGATAAAAGATAAGATAACAGTTCATTATGGAGATTTAACCGACTCAACTAATATTAGAAATATTATTGAAAAAACTAAACCAGATGAAATTTATAATTTAGCAGCACAAAGCCACGTTGCTGTTAGCTTTGATCTCCCCGAGTATACCGCAGATGTTGATGCTCTCGGAACTCTAAGAATTTTAGACGTAATTAGAAATTTAAAATCAACCAAAGAAATTAAATTTTATCAGGCATCTACTAGCGAACTTTTTGGTAGAGCTATAGAAAGTCCTCAAAAAGAAACTACACCCTTTTACCCAAGATCGCCATATGGATGCAGCAAACTATTTGCACACTGGATAACGGTAAATTATAGAGAAAGCTATGATCTTTTTGCTTGTTCTGGAATATTATTTAATCATGAGAGCCCAAGAAGAGGAGAAGCTTTTGTTACAAGAAAAATATCTAGACATTTAACAAGAATGAAAGTAGATCCATCGTACCCCGCTCTTGAGTTAGGAAACATTGATTCAAAAAGAGATTGGGGCCATGCTAAAGACTACGTTAAGGCGATGTGGTTAATTTTACAAAAAGATGCGCCTAAAGATTATGTCATCAGCATGAACGAAACTCATTCTGTTCGTGAATTTATTGAGATATCTGCAAAATTATTAGGAATGAGAATTGAATGGAACGGATCTGGCGTGGACGAAGTCGGTGTTGATATTTTGAGCAACAGAAAGATCGTAACAATAAACAAAACGTTCTATCGACCTGCGCCAGCAAATACATCAGAGGTAGACCTTTTATTTGGCGATAGTTCATTAGCAAGAAAAGAACTGGGGTGGCAACCAGACTATACATTTGAAGGGCTAGTTGAAGACATGATAAACAACGACCTAAAACTAGCAGTATTTGAATTTAATAACTGTAATCAATGAAGGGCAATATGAAGAAAGTACTAGAACTTGGAGATCATTACGTTAGCGATTTTTTGAAACCAGAGCAACAAATGAGGGAAACTAAGCCCTGGAGCCTAGACCTATATTTAGATGAAGCTATAGGCGCGGTTCGACTCGACGGCGTTGCGCCTCTAGATAAAATGTATGGTCAGTATTGGTATCGCTCTGGAATTAATGACAGCATGGTAATGCAATTAAAAAATATAGTCGCTGAAATTTGCGACAGAGTTAAATTGAAACCAAATGATGCGTGGTTAGATATTGCCTGCAATGACGGAACAATGTTTCAGTTTATCCCAAAAGAAATTCAAAAATTTGGAATTGACCCGGCAGACGACAGCTACTTTACTGAGAGCAGCAGGTACGCAACTGTCAAACAAGACTTTTTTTCAAAAGAAACCTATTATAACATAGCAAACAAGAAAACAAAAGTGATAACTTGTATTGCGATGTTCTACGACTTAGAAAATCCTCACAAGTTTATTGAAGATGTTTATGATATTCTTGAAGATGATGGGGTATTTGTAGCTCAAATGAGCTATACACCATTGATGCTAAAACAGCTTGCATTTGATAACATCTGCCATGAGCATGTTTATTATTACGACCTAACAAGTATCAAATCTTTATTTGAGAAGCATGGATTTGTTCTCAGGGACTGTAGCCTGAATGATACCAATGGCGGGAGCTTCAGAGTTTATTTTCAGAAAGCAATAAGCAATGAAAAGTCTTTTGCAACAAAACAAGTTCGAGATGTTTGTGAGTTCAGAGTTGCTTCACTATTAGAGTATGAATTAAAAGATTGGAATATTCGTAATCTTGATCTTTGGAAAAAATTTGGCGAAAATATTTTTGATTTAAAAGAAAAGGTAATATCATTCTTAGAACAAGCTAAACAAGATAACAAAGTTGTGTATGGCTATGGAGCAAGCACAAAAGGAAACACTCTTTTGCAGCTATTTGGAATTACCTCAGATCTTCTTCCAGCGATTGCCGAGCGAAGCCCTTATAAATTTGGGTTGCTTACTATCGGAACGAACATTCCTATAGTAAGCGAAGAAGAAATGCGCGCAGCCAACCCAGATTATCTACTAGTATTACCTTGGCATTTCATTGATGATTTTGTTCAAAGAGAAAATAACTTTTTGCGTAATGGTGGAAAACTCGTTGTTCCTTGCCCTAGGTTTGAAATTATAGGAGGGTAACATGAAACCACGAGTATTAATGGTTACACCAACCCTTGGCGAAAAGGAAGCATGTGGTGTTGGCTTATATGGAAAACACTGGGCAAGTGCATTGATAGATTTGCCAAATTGTGACTTTAATGTCTTGTACACAGATTCTTTAGAAGAAACTATTAACAAAATTAGTGAGCTTTCTCCAAAAATTGTGTTTTATATGTGGAATAGAATCGCTAGTGGTTGGATGGAAAATCCGGTCATAAAGCACATTTTTCCACAAATAAAGCATGTTAATATCTGTGTAGATACGTGCGCAAATCAAAACATAATTAACAACTTTTCTCCAGAGCTGCATAATGGAGGGTTTCAATATTATCTTGTTTGTAACCCAGCTTTAGTAGGAAATGAAAGAGTTTTTATTTCTACTAGACTATTAGCGCCAGAGCCTACAGTACCACACGTTAAAAGTGACCTTCCAATAATTGGATTTCACGGATTTGCTTTACCGTATAAGGGTATTGCAAAGTTGGCGGACACAATCAATAGAGAGTTTGATGAATGTGTTTTTAGATTGCATATGCCACAGAGTTGGTTCTTAGATAGATACGGGCAAGAAACTGCACAAAGAAAACGCGAGATCGAAAGCATCATAAAAAAGCCCGGCATTAGTGTTGAATACAGCCATGATTTACTAGAGCCACAAGACATGGTAAATTGGTTAAGTCAAAATACTATTAATTGTTATTTTTGTGACAGTATTCAAGACTCAGCTTTGGCGAGTTCAACAGAATATGCACTAGCGGCAAAAAGGCCAATTGCAGTAACAAGAAGTAATTACTTTAAAGATTTTTTTGAGTGTAGCCCTAGTGTAATAATTAATGAGCCTCACACATTGAAAGAAATAATACAAAATGGATTTGACCCACTAAAGCCATTATATGAAAAATATAGTAGACAAAGCTTTATAAAAGACTGGAGCTTTGCTATTGAAAAAATTTTATCAAATTAAGAAAATATATGAATAACCTAAAATTTCCTTTTTATAATTCAGAGTTGGTTTTAGAAAACTGCTCTCAGGCAGGACAAGATCTTTTCGTTCTTTCTGTGTTAAAGGGCAAAAGAAACGGCACATACATTGAAATTGGTGCAGGCCCCTACAAGATTACTAGTAATACATATATTCTTGAAAAACAATTTGATTGGAAAGGGGTTGCAGTTGAACTTAACCCAGGATTTTTTAATGACCATAAAAACAATAGAAGTCATCACATAGAATTTGTTGACGGAACAAAAGTAAATTATGCAGATCTGTTGGTTCGCGGAGGAATAGCTGAAACTCTTATCGATTATGTTAGTCTTGACTTAGATGGAGATGCAACATTAAATGCATTATATAATCTACCTTTCGACACACATAAATTTGCAGTTATAACTTATGAGCATGATTGCTACATCTGTGGTCCAGAGTATAGAGAAAAAAGTAGAGAATTCTTACAAAGTAAAGGATACACCCTTCTTGTGTCAAATATAGAAGAAGCCCCAGGAATTTATTTTGAGGACTGGTGGGTCAACCCTGGCGTGGTTGACAACGAAACAATAAACAAAATGAGAAGCGATGGTCCAGAACATAAGCTTTGGTATAATTATTTATTTATATAGAGAGTGGAATGATGATTTATAACGTGATAACTCCATTAAATAGAGTCGAGAATATTGAAAAGATGATCAGTATTCTTGAACCAAAAAATGTAAACTGGCATGTGGTAACTGATGACACCTTCCCACATAATGACGAATTCAAGAAGTACGAAAAAAACTGGATTCATCATTATATTATGAAAAATAACAAACATATGTATTTCTGGGAAAGATGTAATGCTGCGATGAACTGGCTATTAGATACGATGGAAATTAATAATGGTGAAATGTATTGTTTTTTAAACGACGATGATGCAGTTGAGCCAGATTATTTTAAAAAAATAACTACTAATTTAAACCATATCAAAAAAGACAAAGGCATTGACTTTGACATTATAATAACGTCTATGGATAGGGGGGATGCAATTCCAACAGATGCGGAAGCGGGAAGAAGGCACCCGCCAACAAGACTCACAGCATCAGTAGATAATCTGAAAATTGGCTCCATTGGGCTAGAGCAAATAACAATTTCAGGAAAATTATTGAACTCTAAAAAATATAAATTTCCATTAGAACATGCTGGAGATGGCATGTTCATTTTAACTGCTATTCGTGAAAATACACAAAGTGTCGTTTTAATGCCTGATGTTAGCGTATGGTTTAACTATTTTGAGCCAGGCAGGTGGATTAAATAAGCCTAATATTAAGGTTATAAAATTAAAACCAGCTTTTATGGACAACACTTTAGATGAGAATATTATTTACAGCCGATTGGCATATTAAACTAGGGCAGAAAAATGTTCCAACTGCCTGGGCAATTAAAAGATACTTAGAGTTTTTCGGACAAGTAGCAGAACTAGAAAAAGAAGTAGATCTTCATATTATTGGAGGAGACCTATTCGATAGGCTGCCGACCCTAGAAGAGTTAAATTTATACTTTGAGTTTATCAAAGGAGTGTCAGTACCTACCTACATTTATGACGGCAATCACGAAGCCACAAAGAAAGGAAAAACCTTTTTTAGCTCTTTAAAAAATGTCACAAGCGCTATCAATTCAAATGTTAAAATTATTGATAAAATTTACAGTGATAAAACTTTTAGTATATTACCATACTGTGAACTGCATGGGAAAGACTGGGAAAGTAAAATAGATAAAAGTCTCCCTTTATTTACTCATGTTCGTGGCGAGATTCCGCCTCATGTAAAACCAGAGATTGATTTAGAAAAATTAGCAGACTTTCCAATTGTATTTGCTGGAGATTTACATTCTCATTCAAACTCTCAGCAAAATATAGTCTATCCAGGATCTCCCATGACAACTTCTTTTCACAGAAGTAAAGTAGAAACTGGGGCGCTAATTATAGAAGAAGACTTTGACTGGTCTTGGGTAAGATTTTCATTGCCACAATTATTGCGAGTTACCGTGTCTAATCCTAAAGATATGGTTTCTACAGAATATGATCATACGATTTATGAGCTGGAAGGAGATCTGTCTCAGCTCTCTTCTGTTAAAGCTACCGAACTATTAGATAAAAAAGTAGTAAAACGACAGCGAGAAACATCGCTATATCTAAATAAAAATATGAGTGTTGAGGAAGAGCTAGTAGAGTATTTATCCTATATTTTAGAAATTCCTTCAGATAACATAGCCAGCATTGTGAGCGTTTTTAATGATTACACTAAAAAAGTTAATTTGGGATAACTGCTTCTCCTACGGAGAAAAAAACATATTAGAGTTAGATGAACATACACTAACACAAATCGTAGGTACAAATGGAGTAGGCAAGTCGTCAATTCCGCTTATTATTGAAGAAGCTTTATACAATAAAAACTCTAAAGGTATTAAAAAGGCAGATTTGCCAAATCGTTATTCAGGAGATCAGTATAAAATATTTTTAGAATTGACTAAAGATGATAGTATTTATTCTATTGATATTGCTAGAAAAGGCGCAAGCATCAAAGTAAAGCTGGTTAAGAACGGAGAAGATATTTCAAGCCATACGGCTACAAATACTTTCAAAACGATTCAAGAAGAAATTCTAGGAATTGATTTTAAAACCTTTACTCAACTGGTATATCAGAACACTAATAATAGCTTGCAGTTTCTTACAGCTACAGACACTGTTCGTAAAAAGTTTTTAATTGATCTTCTCGGGCTGGAGGATTATGTAGCATACTTTGATGTATTCAAAAATGCAGTAAAAGAGCTAAGTACAGAAGCTACGCAACTCGAAGGAAGTATAGATACAATTACTAACTGGCTTAACAAAAATAAGCTAGAAAATGATGTAGAGATTTTACCGACTCTTTCTTTGCCGGATGTTCCAAAGGAGTTAGAAAGCGAAAGTGAAAAACTAAAGTTAGAATTAAATAATATTTCTAGTACGAACAAAAGAATTAAGCGAAATAACGAAGTTAAAGATTTACTTGCAAAAATTGATATTAATAAGATTAATTCAATTGATGCATATGAAATCAAAAATGCCCAAGAGCAACAAAAAGAGCTAGGCCAAGCTACAGCAAATCTTAGTGCAGCTCAAAAAGTAATTACTAAAATGGAAAGTTTACATGGAGTCTGCCCTACTTGTGCTCAAAATATTAATGAAAGCAAAAATCTAGAGCTTATAAATGCTAGCAAAGAAATCATAGAAAGTGCGAACAATAAAATTCAAGCTATTAAGAAAGAGATTGCTAGTATTGAGCTTAACAATAAAAAGTACGAAGAAAAACAACGAAAACAAAAAGAATTTGAAGATCTTCTTCGTTCTGTTGATAGGACTCTTCCTAGTGAGTTTGTACATGCCGACGATCTTACAAAGAGGCTGAATGAGCTTACAGAAGAAATTGAAAGTATAAATAAAAATATTCGAGTAGTTGCAGCTAAAAATCAAGAAGCAGAAAAACATAACACTCGAATTCAGATTATTACAGAACAGACTAATAAGTTTAAAGAAGATCTAGAAAAAGCTTGTACAAAACTGGAAAAAGTTGCGAGTAAGTTAGGTAATCTTGAAGTACTGAAAAAAGCATTTTCTACCAATGGATTGCTAGCGTACAAGATCGAAAATCTTGTAAAAGAACTAGAAGAGATTACAAATAGCTATCTAGCTGAGCTTGCTGACGGACGGTTTACAATCGAATTTGTAGTCAACAATGATAAGCTAAATGTAGAAATAACAGACAACGGAAATGTCGTAGATATTTTAGCTTTGTCTAGCGGTGAGCTTGCTCGAGTAAATACTGCTACTCTGCTAGCCATTCGTAAGTTGATGAGTAGTATTTCGAAGACAAAAATAAATATTTTGTTTTTAGACGAAGTTATCAATGTACTGGACGAACAAGGGCGAGAAAAGTTAGTAGAGGTTCTAATTAAAGAAGAAGATTTAAACACTTATTTGGTATCACACGGATGGACGCACCCACTATTAAATAAAGTGGATGTCATCAAGAAGAACAATATTTCGTTCTTAGAAAACTAATAGCATGGTAGATTCGAGAGATAAAGGTAATAGAGGAGAATATTTAGTTAGAGATTTATTGCGAAATCATACTGGGCTGCCTTTTGAAAGAGTTCCTTCGTCAGGAGCTCTTTCATACTTAAAAGGTGATTTGTATGTTCCCAATCGTAATAACTGTTTCTGTATAGAAGTTAAATTTTATGAAGAATCAGCTTTGACTGATAAAATTCTTACTAATAAAAGTAATAATTTAATACGCTGGTGGGAGAAGATAGTATTACAAGCAGAAAATCAAAAGCAAGAACCTTTGTTATTTTTTAAGTATAATCGTTCCAAAATCTTTGTAGCGACTCGGCAAAAACCAAGTAACGTAAATAATTATCTTTACATCAATAGCCTATTGTGCTATACTATGCTCAGTGAAGATTGGCTAACGATGGAAAAACCGGTATTTTTAAATGGCAACTAATTTCTCTACTCTTATGAACGGCCCGAGCGGCAACAATCTAATGATTGTTGACTCAATGAACCTAGCGTTTAGATGGAAGCATCAAGGACGAACTGACTTTAAAGAAGAATATGTAAGAACCGTAGAATCTCTTGCGCGTTCTTATGATTGTTCAAAAGTGATTATTGCGGCAGACTGGGGCAGTAGTTCCTTTCGAAAAGAAATGTACCCAGAGTATAAGCAAAATCGCAAAGATAAAGTAGAGCAGCAAACTCAAGAAGAAAAAGAAGCTTTTGAGAAATTTTTCGAAGAGTATGAGCGTACTCTCCAATATTTCACAAAGTATCCAGTACTTCGATATAAAGGTGTAGAGGCCGACGATATTGCCGGCTACCTAGTCAAAACAGCAAACAAGTATGAAATCGACCATATTTGGTTGATTTCTTCAGATAAAGACTGGGATTGTTTAATCTCTGATAAGGTATCAAGATTTTCATATGTCACGCGTAAGGAAGTATCAACCTCACAGTGGCCTTATGATGTTTCTATTGAAAATTATGTGTCTTGGAAAGCTCTCGTAGGCGACCCTGGCGATAATATTCTTGGAATTCCGGGCGTAGGCCCGAAGCGAGCTTCTGGATTGATTGAACAGTATGGCTCGGCACTAGATTTATATGATGCTTGCCCTATTTCAAGCAAATACAAGTATATTCAATCATTAAATGAACATGCGGATAGAATTTTATTAAATCTTAACCTAATGGATTTACTCACCTTTTGTGATGAAGCCATAGGTACGGAAAATGTGTCGAATATCGACAACATAGTTATGGAGTACATGAATGCCACTACAGATTAATAATGGGCGGGACCGACTACTTTCAGAATTTGGAAAAAAGACGTTAGAAGATCGTTATCTTCTTCCGAACGAAAAAGGCCCTCAAGAAGCTTTTGCTCGAGCTGCAATGTCGTTTGCAGATGACGAAGAGCACGCGCAACGATTGTATGACTATGCATCTAAACTGTGGTTTATGTATAGTACTCCAATATTGTCAAATGGAGGCAGCTCTCGAGGACTGCCAATCTCTTGTTTTTTAAATCATGTGCCTGATAGCCGAGAAGGTATCACAGAACATTATACCGAGAACGCGTGGCTGTCTTCAGTCGGTGGCGGGGTCGGCGGAAATTGGTCGTCGGTGCGAAGCGTAGGCTCAAAAACGTCAAACGGCAGCGAGTCGACTGGAGTCATTCCGTTTATGAAAGTCGTAGATGCCGAAATGCTGGCATTTTCTCAAGGTGTTACTCGTCGTGGTAGCTATGCTGCATACCTTCATATGTCGCATCCTGAAATTGAAGAGTTTCTTGATATGCGAAAACCGACAGGTGGAGATATTAACCGCAAATCTACAAATTTGCATCATGCAGTTGTAATTCCTAACAGTTTCATGCAAATTATTGAAAATGCAACGCTCACTCCAGGCTACGATGATAACTGGGCATTGATTGATCCTCACAGCAACGAAGTTAAAAAGATTGTATCTGCAAAAGCACTTTGGGTCAAGCTCATTCAAAATCGAGTTGAGACTGGCGAGCCGTACATCATGTTTGAAGATACGGTAAACGATGCACTGCCAGAATTTCAAAAGAAGCTTGGATTGCGTGTACATCACTCAAATTTGTGTAGTGAAATTACGCTTCCGACGAACGCCGAGCGTACAGCAGTTTGCTGTCTTTCAAGTGTAAATTTGGAAGAATTTGACGAGTGGAAAGATCATCCGCACTTTATTGCAGATTTAGTGCGAATGTTGGACAACGTGTTGACTTACTTTATTGAACAGGCCCCGCCGCAGTTGGCAAGAGCAAAATACAGCGCAATGAGAGAGCGCAGCATTGGATTAGGAGGAATGGGTTTTCATGCTTACTTACAAAGACATAATATTCCATTTGAAAGCGCAATGGCAAAGTCTATCAACCTTCGTATGTTCCGTCATATCAAGGCCAAAGCCGTGGAGGAGTCTAAACGTCTTGCAGTATCTCGAGGACCTTGTCCCGACGGAGAATCTTCGGGGATGCGTAATGCTCATTTGCTCGCTATTGCTCCTAACGCTAGTAGCAGCATTATTTGCGGTAATACTAGTCCTTCTATTGAGCCTTATCGGGCTAATGCGTTTAGTCAGAAAACTAAGTCAGGCACCTCGTTACTTAAAAACGAATATCTCGAGTTTATTCTCGAAGAGCTTGGACAAAATACGGACGAAGTTTGGAAATCAATCGTAACCAATAATGGTAGCGTTCAGCATTTGGATTTTCTCGACGAGTACACCAAGAGCGTGTTCAAAACAGCAGTTGAAATTGATCAGCGATGGGTAGTGGATTTGGCAGGAGATCGACAAGAATTTATTTGCCAGTCTCAATCGTTGAATTTGTTTTTTCCTGCAAACGTATCGAAACAAGAGCTACATGCAGTACATATGATGGCTTGGAAACGCGGAGTTAAAACACTGTATTACTGCCGCAGCGAAGCATACAAGCGCGCTGAAACTGTATCGGATGAAGCATTAAGGCAAATGATTTTTGATAGTCTTGACGAAGGAAATTGTATAGCATGTGAAGGGTAGGTAAAAAATAATTCTTGACTGCGAGGGTTAATTTTGGTATTATAATTCTATAGGAGGATTTTAATATGAATTATACTAATATCTACATATCGCTAGTAGACTCTCGCAGTTCAAGAAACCTTGCACGAGAAAATGGGTATGAAATTCACCATATAATTCCCAGATGTATGGGCGGGGAAAATGAGAGCTTTAATTTAGTAAAATTAACCTATAGAGAACATTTATTAGCTCATCATTTATTGGTTAAAATATTTCCAGAAAACATAAAAATACTTTACGCGTATAGAATGATGCTTATACAGCACGGGGACAAAGAGCACCACCGTGCCAGAATGTTAAGCATTAATCCTATGTTTAATGCTGATTCTCGAATAAAAATGGCAGAAACACGCAAAAAAAAGTTTGCTTCTGGTGAGTTAACAGCACGTGAAACCCCTCAGGAAGAAAGAGAACAACTTTCTATAAGAATGAGGCAAAATAATCCAATGACTAAAGAGCCTTGGAAAAATCATACTGCTAGCCCAGTGCGAGTGCACTACACAAACGGCACTACAGAAGATTTTTTATATATGAAAGAAATATCCATAAAAAAGAATATTCCTTATGGAACCCTAAAATATATGAGTAGAAATAATCTAGGCAGTAAAATGCACTCAATAATAAAACTGGAAAAACTAGATAAATAAAATTAATAAAATACACAGGTGCCAAATCTTATACTTTGGCAACTATTTAGTAGTAGGAGAAAAATATGAGTCTACTTGAAGAAAGAAATTATTATAAGCCGTTTGAATACCCCTGGGCATTTGAGTATTATAAAACTCAACAACACATGCACTGGCTTCCGGACGAGGTTCCGCTGGCCGATGATCTTAAAGATTTTCGTACAAAGCTTGATCCAGACAATAAAAAGCTGTTGTCTCAAATTTTTCGCTTTTTTACTCAGGCTGACGTAGATGTATGCTGTGGTTATGCTAAGCACTACCTTCCGACCTTCAAAAAGCCGGAGGTAAGAATGATGCTTGCATCTTTTGCTGCAATGGAAGCTGTGCACCAAGAAGCTTATGCATTGCTAGTGGATACGCTTGAGTTTGATGAAAGCGAATTTCAAATGTTTGCAAACATCAAAGCGATGGCAGACAAGCATGAGTATCTTTCAAACTTCAGTATGGACGATCCGATGAATATTGCCAAGACTATGGCAGTTTACAGCGGATTTACAGAGGGTGTTCAGCTTTTTAGTAGTTTTGCAATTTTGTTGAACTATCCTCGCCACAATCTAATGAAAGGTATGGGACAGATTATTACATGGTCTGTTCGAGACGAAACGCTTCATGTGGAAGGGCTTAGCCGACTGTTTAGAGAGTTTGTTCGAGAGTACCCAGAGATTTGGAACGATAAGCTTAAGTACGAAATCTACTGTGCGGCAGAGCGAGTCGTAGAGCTAGAGGATGCATTTATTGATACAGTATTTGAAAACTGTAAAGTTCCAGAACTTACGGCGAATGAAGTGAAAGAGTATATTCGATATATTGCAGATCGAAGACTGCTTGGTCTTGGCATGAAAAAAATCTTTCATAGCCGAGAAAACCCGCTTCCTTGGCTGGACTTTATGTTAAACGCTGTAGAGCATACCAATTTCTTTGAAAATCGCTCGACCGAATACGCTCGAGCAAGTACTACAGGCAATTGGCAAGATATCTTTAAGTAATGTTTGCGGAAATTTGCTTGGCACTGACAGTTTATTGGGAAGCTCGAAATCAGCCTGTGGAAACACAGATTGCAATCGCGCAAGTAGTAATGAATCGAACAGACCACGAAAATTTCCCAAACACAGTATGTGCGGTCGTCCAAGACGGACCGCACATATTTAACTTTCCTTTAAAAAATAAATGCCAGTTTAAGTGGTATTGTGATGGCCGACCGGACGATCCAAAGGAAGCAAAAAGCTGGGATCAGTCTCGTAGTATTGCTCGACTTATATTGAGAATACACCCTATGCAGGTGGTTTCACTTCCAGGAGATACGCTTTATTTTCATAGTCATAAATGGGACGCTTTTCCTAGTAAAAACTATGTTGAGAAAATTGGAGACTTTCAATTTTATACGGAGAAATATTGAAATGTTCAATGCAAGTACAAAAATGAGAAAAAGACTTTTCGTTGTAGACAACTTCTATGAGTACCCGAATGAAATTCGAAATACTGCTCTTCAACAACAGTACAAAAGCGATATCCGGTACTATAAAGGACTACGAAGTACTGAAGTTTTCCGCCCAGATAGTATAAAAACCGAGTTTGAAAAAATACTAGGAGAGCCAATAACAAACTGGAACTACCAAGCAAACGGCGTTTTTCAGCTTATGACTGCTGAAGACTTTCAAGTCTACCATTGTGACTTTCAAAAGTGGGCAGCAATTATTTATTTAACTCCAAATGCGCCTTTTGAAAGCGGAACTAGATTTTACTCCTCTCGAACCACTGGAGTTCGAGAAAGCACGGACGATTCAGAAATCATGAAAAAAACTTTTTCTGGAGGATTTTATGACTCTACAAAGTTTGAAACCGTAGATAGCGTAGGAAACGTTTACAATCGTTTAATTATTATGAGCGCACAGTGCATTCACTCGGCTGGCCCCTATTTTGGGGACTCACTTTCAACAGGTCGTCTTACTCATCTTTTCTTTTTTGATTAATTATGAATTATAAATTTAGTATTATTACTCCAGAGCATGATTCCAAAAATATTCCTTTTTTGCTAGAATTATATGAAAGTATTTTAGCACAGACTTATACGAACTGGGAGTGGGTTCTATATGTAAATGGAAACTGTACTTTAGAGGATATTCCAGAAATTATTCGACAAAACTCTAAAGTGAGCATCTTTATTCTTGCTGGTAATGAGAATCGAGTAGGAGCAATTAAAAATTTTGCTTTTTCTGAAGGTTCCGGCGATATTTTGGTGGAAGTTGATCATGATGATCTGATTACACCGAATTGCTTGCAAAAGCTAAACGAAGCGTATCAAAATGAAGAAGTAGGGTTTGTTTATAGTAAAAATGCCGTACTTCACATGCAAAATAAATTTGTTCCTTTTAATCCGGCACATGGTTGGACTTATACCATGCTTGACTGGAAAGGGCAGAGTTTATATGCAATGAACTCTTTTCCACCAAGTAGCCATTCGATGCGATTAATTTGGTACGCACCTGATCATGTTCGAAGCTGGCGTAAAAGCGTCTATCAAGAAATCGGAGGTCACAATTCTGAGCTTTCAATTTGTGACGATCATGAGCTGTTGATTCGAACTTATCTACGTACAAAAATGCATTATATTGATGAAGTTTTGTATATTTATCGCATTACTGGAAACAACACCTGGCTAGAACGAAATCAACAAATTCAAAAAACAACAGTAGAGTTATTTTACAAATATGCCTGGGATTTGGCAGTAAAAGATGCTCAAAATAAAAATCTGTTGGTAGTTGATATAGGCGGAGGAATTAGTGCAAAACCGGGGTGTCTAACAATTGATCAGCAGGATGCAGATATAATCGCAAATTTAAACGAAGGAATTCCACTAGAAGACAACAGTGTCGGAGTACTTAACGCCTCGCACATTATTGAACATCTTTACGATAAACAAAAAATTATGAGCGAAATTCATCGAGTATTAGCTCATGGCGGGT